TCATTCATGGCTGACCTCCTGATCTGGCATCCATATATTACTGCGGAATCCCCGCTTGGTGGGCTTATGCGGCCCAGGAGTGGGAACAATACGTACAGCCCCGACATGATCAGCCAGCTTGCCGGGCGGCATGGTGCACGGATCAGCGTGCGGTTCGTAGGTCTCCTGGCCAGTTTCGGAGGTCATCTTGCGAGCCTCCGCCCGTCCCCGGTTGATGACGGTGTACATCAGGTGCCGGACGTGTTCCTCGGCGGCCCAGTTGCGCAATGCCTGGTACACGTCCCGGCCCGTGCAAGGCAGATGCAGCTGGTCGCGCACAATCTCGGCCAGATAGTCCGGAGTTATCTCATAGCGCTGCATGGCATCACGCAGATTGTGGATGGCCTTGTCCATCTCCGACCAGGTACGGTCCTTGACAGGCGCGCAGCCAAGATAAGATGCCAGCCTATTATAGATAGGCACGTAGTGCTCCTGGGTGGCTTTGGTCAGTGACTCGGTGATCCCTGTGGCAGCCCAGACCTCGTCGTGCCTCCAATCAGTCAGAGACGGGAGGGGGCAGCCCTGGGACTGGATACGCTTGTAGGCCTTGCCGGCCATAATGGACAGTACGGCAATCTGTCGCTTGGTAAGTGGCTTATTGTTCATGATCGGATTATTGTTCGGGATTTTGTAGAGCCTTGATCAGTTGTTGCCGCTGCTTGGGCGTCAGATAGACAAGAGTGGCTGTTGCTCCTCCTCTTTCAGTGCCCGTCCAGATAGTCAGCAGGGTCTGGAATCCATAGTCTTTAACCTCAATCTTAGTCATCCCTGGTACTCCTCTCTACGTAAAAAGTCTCCACCTGCTTGATCTCCAAACCCAGCTTGGCGAGTTTGTGAGGCTTGACATGCTGGCGGATTGCATCCTTGTCAGGAGTCACCTTGGTGACCAGGTACGCCTTGCGGCGCGTAGTCTTGAGCAGGGCGACAATCTTGTCCCACGTCCAGCCCTTGGCGGGCTTGAGGGAGGGCTGCCCCAGACGATAACCGTAGGTGGTCAAAGCGGTGGTGCCGGATTTGCGGCCCTTGGAAAACAGCTCGTCCCTGCGGGGGGATGCCCATTGCTCGGCCATCTTGGTGAGCCGGTCAATCTCCCTGGTCAGCTCGCTGATTTTAGGGTCGTGATCCGTGAGCACTTGCTGCATGGCGGTTTCCTTGGCGGCCTGCAAGGTATCCAGCTCGACGCCTTTGCGGGCGATGTCGTCCAGTGTCCGGCAGAATTCGTCCTGGTCTTTGATAACCTGTTGTTCAGTTGCTTTGGTGGTTGTGCGTATTTTAGCCATTGTTGCGTGTGTGTTGTTTGTTGAGTTGTTTTCTCTTTTTGGCCAGCATGTTTACGACATGCTGCCAGGTAAGGTCTGGCGTGGCGCTGAGCCACTCCAGAAATCGCTCTCCATCTACAGGGACGTAGTACTGTCCGAGCTGCTCCAGCCGGATGGCGATCATGCCCGGCCAGCGGGGGTCGCAGACTTCCCAGTGGTCACAGGCTCCGGGGAAGCGGGAGAGTTGCAGGCCGATGAGATAGGCCAGTGTATTGGGATCGTAGGTCATGGCTGGTCAATGTAGATGTAGACGGGAGGGATGGGATTAACAGGCGCGGCATCGTTGATCAGCTTGTGTATCAGGTCATCAGAGGAAAGATGATTGCCGTGATTGGCGCGGTTCAGATCTGAGCGGATACCCTCGGTCATGATTCTTCGGCACTCCGGGCAGACCGCATAGGTCTGCCCATGGCGCTGGATGATCTCCAGGCGCGCGTGCCGGTGGTAATAGCAATAGATGGGATCAGTCATGGCGTCTGGCCCTCCTCTCCATATCGGTAAACCGGGGAAGAAAACACCTCTCCAACTTGCCCGTGTCGTGGTTAAGATGCACGTTGATGCCCGTGACATCGTGCATGAAGTTGAAGTTATCGGCCTGTTCCATATCGGCGAGCCTTAGTGGACACCCGTTGCAATGGCATGCCTCCAGGTCCATCTGAATATCCAGCTCATCGACGTCTGTATTGCCATATTTACGGTAAAGGGCGACAGCCCTCTTGGCGATGCGTTCAATGATTTCACGCTCCGCAGGTGTGGCGGTAAACAGATCTTTCATTGTTGGCCCTCCCGGTTGCGATTGATGGCATCGGCCATTACTTCGCCGATAGCGTTCGTGTTGCGGGCAATGACTGTCTTGAGCAGCGTGTCGACACGTGATGCCGGCGTCTCGTGGTCGGCCTCCCGGAGGGTCTCGTTGTAAATAGACAGCCCGTGCTTGCCCGTATCCGTGATAACATCCTCAATATGGATGATATAATGGCCTCCCCTGGGGGCCGGCTTGACATTGGGGGCTTGCCGCCCCCTGTCCTGTTGATTGTTAGTGTTGGTGCTGTACATGATGGTGGTGTTATTGGTTGGAAGTTGAGTCAGGCTGGTCGGCCTCGGTGGGGCCGACGGTGATGCTGGCCAGGCGGATATTGCCCAGCAGGTCGTGCAAATGACGTATGGCCAGATTGAGGGAGTCATAGTCCGTCTTGGTCAGGAGGGCCACCTTGCAATGGCTGACCCGATCAACATGGATATGCTGGGTGATGTAAAGCAGCTGACGGTGCCGTTCCCACTGCGCCTCGCTCAATACCGGGATAAGTTCCAGAGAAAGGCTGTGATGCGTGGTGATGAGGGCGTCGAGGTCAGCCAGGCGGAGGACCACATATCGGGTTCCTCCCAGGTCAACGATGGTGTATTTAATGGTCTTCTTGCGCATGGTGATTATGGTTAGTGCTGATAATTAGTAGTTAAACTTGCTCCTGCAACAACCCTTGCTCCATCTCGTGTAGCTTAGCCTCCGCCGCTAGGTAATAGTCCCAGGTGACCGGCACGCCGGCGTTACGGGCGGCAGTCAGACCGGCCTGCATGCGCTTGGTGGTCAGCCCAAACCCGCTGTTGTTGGCCAGCTCCCGCAACTGGGAGAGCATCGCGCGGTCCGGGTCCGGATAGCCGTAGCTGGTCCACAAAGCTCTGATATCCTCCGTCCTGATATCCTCCGGGAGGCGAAAAATCTTGGCGGCGGAGCGCTTGGAGGTCTGCTCCAGCATGCCGCGCCAGCGGACGTTGCTGTGCAGAGTATCGGCCAGCACGGGGGTGCCCACCAGCAGCAAGCCACACTTGGTGGAGTCGTAGATCTCGCGCAGCTGCTCCACGCACTTGCGGCCCATCTTGTCACACTCCAGGGCCTGGTGGATCTCATCGACGATGAGCAGATGCTCGGAGCTCAAGGCATTGCAGACGCGGCTGATGACCTCGTCCACCTTGCCGGAGGTGGACACCCCCATGGTAGCGGCAATGCGGTAGAGAACCCGGCTGGGACTGGTGGTCACCGGGCAGCGCACCATCACCGCCGTGCCGGGGTGCTGGCGGACGTACTCCTCCAGGGCGGTAGTCTTGCCCCACTGGGTCTTGCCCACAAGCATGGAGGCGTACTGATTGACGTGGGTTAGCTGTGCTACCTGCTGGATGTAGCGGCCCAGCTGGGTGGGCACATAGACCTGCCTGCCGGCGTTGGCTCGGCGCAGGGCCAGCATCCCGCACAAGTCGTCCAGCTTGTCCAGGTGCGGCTTGGCGGGTGCGGTATAGATCCCCTTGAGCAGCCGGTGCATGGTGGTGGGTCCTACATTGATGCGCTGGGCAAGATGCCGCAGCGTCCAGCCGTTGGTGACGGCGTGGTTGACAAGGTCGGTCAGCATGTCCTTGACGCCTTGGCGGTAGTCGGTATCCGGCAACGTGTCCAGATAGCGGCTCAGATCGCTGTTGTTGATGTTGATAGTGTCGTCCATATTGTTGTATTGATTGTTATTGTAAAAATCTTACCTTGGGGAGATTGCTGGTTTTTTCTTCCTTGCACTCTCCTCCGTTTGGGGGAAGAAGATTGACGCCTGGCAGGTTGGCTGCCGCCTGTTTTGCCGCCTGGGCAGCGGCTCTCTTGTCCTGCGGACTCGCCGTAATACGGTATGCCTGGGCATACTCGGCTGCCGTCACCGGCTTGCCCCCCATCAGGCGCCTATTGTGCTCGCGCTTGCGGACGATATCCGCCTCGGTATTGGCTCCGATGATGCGGGCATATTCCAGCTGCTGCTCCCGATACCCGGCAGCCTTGCCCATGGCCTGCTCCACGGCGTGCGTATCCGCCGTGCAGACCCTCTGCACGAGGGAGGCCGTACCGATGACGCGGCCGTCCTGCCCGCACACAAAGAGCTGATTGTCATCGTAGGGGTTGACGTAACCCTGGTACGTGCCGTGGGCCAGAACCCGGACGGCTCCGTCAGGAGTCGCCACGCGGGCCTCGTAAATCAGGTCTTCGTCACGGATGGTTTTGTCGCGCATCCGGATGTAGGCGCTGGCCACCTTGATGGGGCGGGCCATATCCGTGCCCAGGATCTGGCAGATGCACCAGGGGGGCAGCTTGATGAGCCTGTTGCCCGGTTTGGCCTCCTCGCAGGCCCATGCCTCGGAGGGGCTCATCCGGCGCCGGCGCACCAGGTCGGCCCCGGTTTCGCAGGCGGTGCGGATGATCTGGGCGGCCATGGACGGCTCCACCTCGGAGGACGGCGTCCAGGAGGCGGAGGCCGAGAGGCGTAGCTCCTCGACCATGAACCCACATCGCTCCCAGCCCTCCAGCCTGTGGTCGGTGCGCGTGTTGATGTCGCTGACTATCTTGGTCAACTCGCGGCTCAGCTCGTCCATGGTCAGCATGTAGTGCTTGAGTTGACCGGCCTTGTCCGCGGGCAGCTTGTCCATCGCCTTGATGAGCTGCGCCTCGGCGCGTACCAGCCCGTGCAGGGTTTCCGGGGGCGTGCGGTCGTGGCCGGTGGCTCCCGGCAGATGGCTGATGCGATTGTGCTGCAGATTGTGGTAGCTTTCCAGCGCCGCCTTGTGGCGCGGGTTGCCCACGCCCCGGCCACCGTGGCCCTGCTTGAGCGTCTGGCGCACGCCTCCGATGCCGGAGCGGTCCACCTTGATCAGGCCGCCGCTGGCATGGTAGAGCAGGTCTTCCAGTTCCTTGCTGATAGCCGCCGTTCCGTTTTCGACGACGAGCGTCGTCCCCTTGGGCGAGTACCCGACGGTAGCTCCCCACAGGGCCAGGATGCTGCGCATATCCCGCTGGTTAAGATGGATCATCTTGCCCGTCTCCTCATCGCGGCGGCGTATCTTTTGCCCCCACGCCACACGCTTGCCCGTAAGGTACTCCAGCACGCCCAGCTGCAGGGGCTGCCCTTTGTCCCGCCCGGAAAGCACCATCAAGTCAAGCCAGACGTCGTCAAAGAGAAAATGACTGCCCAGCCAGAGCCCTTCGCGGGTGGCCAGTACCTGCGCCAGCTGGGGCGCGGCGGCCCGGATGCCCTGCTTGAGCGCCACCGTCTCCAGAGATTGGGGAGCGAGCCTCTGCAGGTTGCGCAGGCTCCAGCCGGAGGGGACGCGCGGCCAGCCCGGCCAGTCCTCATAGCCGGGGATGGTGTCGCGCCTCTCCGTCCAGGTCTTGAGCAGGAGCTGGCGGGCCGTGGGGATGCCCCCATTGCGCTGGCAACGGGTGCAGAGGCCGTGCCAGTAGGCAAGGAATTTGCTGAGGGTGACGCGGCTGCGCGCCTGTATTTTACGGTAGCGGCGGTCCACCAGGGAGAGTGGATCCTCGTTGGCGGCGCTCCAGATGTCATACCAGCGGCGCATGCTCACGGCGGATATTCCGCACAAGGCTGCCGCCTCGCCAATGGCTCTCATCTTGTTGCCTCGGCACACGCTGGCCTCCCTGATGCGCTTGCAGGCCGCATAGAGGGCCAGCACTCTGTCCCGCTCCACCAGCGGCAGATCGTCCATGGTGATATTAAAGTCCATTATCTTAAAGTGTTGTTGTACCGTTGACTATGCCATCCATCGTGGCCCTGACGCTCTGCACGTCGGCATCGGATACCTTGCGGGCGTAAGCGGCCAGGGAATCGGCGAAAAGCTCGCGCTCCTGGAGGCGCAGCAGGTGGACGTAGCCCTGGTCGATAAAGGTTCCCAGCTGTTTGAGGAGGCAGGCAGCGTCCTGCTCGGCCTGGTGCCGGCGGCGCTCCAGTTCTTCCGGGGGGAGGTTGAGGGCGGCCAGGTCATTGGCCAGCTTATCCATCGGGGTGAGGGCCTGCGCCCCGTCAGGGTTGCCGGAGCCGGTAAAGCCCAGGGGCTTGACCCGGTCGTGCGTTGTCCGCTTGCGGGTGGCAATCACGCCCAGGTTGAGCATCATTTGCCGGGGTGTTTCAGCTCCGTCGGTGGCCTTGGCTACCAGTTCCGGGGGAGTTGACGGAGCCGTCCGGTCATTCAGAGTGGCGTCCAGCTGGGCGGATTCGGTGGCAGAGAGCCTGGCCTTAGCCGCTTTATAACAGCGCATGTAGCGGTTGGCTGTTTGTTGGTTAAAGTTCAAATGTAGCTCATGGGCTACATTTGTCTGTATTTCAAATTGAGCGCATGAGCTCAATTTGGTATTAGATTCTTTCTTAAATAGTTGTCCCCATACTCCATGGTCTGTTGCGGCCCTGAGATCGGTCAGCAACTTACCCAGCTTGAGGACTGCCATCACGGCATTGCGCCCGGCGCATGCCGCCATCTCTGCCTGCGCCTGGGCATACCGGTGCAGGCGGTTGGCTTCGCTGACGCCCAGCGTCACCCGCGTTTCCGCGGTTATCATAAGCTCGTGTTTCATTGGTTGAAATGTTGTTGACGATTGATTTCCTGCTGCAGGATGTAACGGTTGAGGGCCACCCTCAGCTTGACCAGGGCCTTGTCCTGCAGCTCCCAGACAGCCTTGTCGGACAATCCCAGGTAATGGGCCAGTTCCGGGCAGGTGAGCGGGCCGTCGTGAGGCACCCGGTAATGGCGTCGCACTTCCGGGATGTTCCAAATGGCGGCCCAGATGGCCCATTCCTCGGCCGTCATGGGCGCGTCCATGTCAACGGGTGTGTCGTCCATCATCGTGTGGCCTTTCCATGACTGGCAGGATGGCCGTGCGCGGGTCCTTGAGGCCGTCGCGCACTTGCCGCTCCTCCGTATCCAGATACCAGCCTCCCACCTTGACCATCCCCAGGAATGCCAGGGCCATGACTGCTATGGCGGCAATGAGATTGGCGGCTCTCCTCAGCATCGTTACCTGCTCCTCCTTAATGATGTCAGTTTTTTGCGCGGCAACCTCCGGATGCGGGCTTTCAGGGCGTTGCCCCGGTCTGGCGCTCCTTTGAGGACGCGGCGGAGATGACTGGCTGTCACTCCTAATACTTCGGCGGCTTCGGTCGGGGTGTATCCATGACCAAGTAACCATTGTATGTTGATGATCTTTTCTTGCGTGGCCATTGCTGTTTGTGTTAAGTCTGCCTTATGGCCGCCTTTATGGGGCGGCCTCATAAATGTGAGATATATTAACAGGTGTGACCATGCAAGAAAAAAATGATACAGATGTGAGTTTTTGTGGCCGTTTTGCCGACTTGCTAAACAACTGTGAATACTCACAACGTCAAGTGGCCGTTAAGCTAGGATTAACAGAGGGAGCTATTATCAACTACAAACGCGATCGGATACCCAAAGCATGGGAACTATTACGCATTGCTAAATTTTTTGGCGTAACGATGGAATGGCTGTTGACTGGCAAGGATCCCATGATTCAGGCATCGTCAGATTCTTGGCGGGAAAGGTGTAAGTTGGCCGAAGCTAAATTATCTATCGTAAGAGAGACTTTACAAGGTGTTTTAACGAAAACAAAATAAGCATTAATGATACTAAGTGGCAACAACGAGCAGCTACCGCCGAAGCAAAATTAGCATCCTTCAAACTAGGTCTCCGCAATTTAACCGAAGTAGTTTCTTCTTTAACTCAAATAATTACAGATTAAATAATTATGAATAATATTTCACGAATTTTTGTAATTGTTATAGGGACTGTCCTTGTTGTCACGACTGGAATAATTGCGTATTATTTGCGTACTATCTCAACTGATATCCAGTACATCCACGAGCTAAATAATCAGAAAACCCACAAAACCTATAAGCAAGAGTATGAATATCAATGTAAGAGCCTCTACTTGTTTGCTGATGGCAAAATATATGGGCTGGATAAATTGATGCAAGATGGGTGGCAGGTTTACTCATTTGTTGGGGTTGTACATGATGCTGACAAGACCAGAGGAGGAGGACATGTCTACGTTGTCTTACGTCGTCCCCAATCTTGATTGACGTATGACACAGCGCAACTCTCTGATCATAAATTTCATATCTCTAACAAACACAACAAATTTATAATAAATTTGTTGTGGCGTTAGAGAGAGGCATTTGAGCGAGCTATGCTCGCGTCCGATGACCAACACATATACCATGCTGCACGGGGACTGCATGTCCCTGATGTCGACCATGCCGGAGGCATCCTACGATGCCGTGATTACTGATCCGCCCTACGCCAGCGGAGGCCTCTCTACGGCCGCCAGGGATCGAGACCCGCGCGTCAAGTACCAGCTGTCCGGAACCCGTAAATATTACCCGACATTTGCCAATGACAACCGCGACCAGCGTGGCCACCTGATGTGGTCCGTGCGGTGGATGGAGCAGGCCCTGCGCCTGACGCGCCCTGGCGGCTGGCTGATGGTATTTACGGACTGGCGTCAACTGCCCCTGACCTCGGACGCCCTGCAGATTGCCGGCTGGACGTGGAGAGGCATCATCCCCTGGGACAAAACGGAAAGCTGCCGACCCCAGCTGGGTCTGTACCGCAACCAGGCCGAGTACGTCCTGACCGCCACGCATGGAGGATATAACAAGTCCGTCAAGCTATGCCCTCCGGGAGTGGTCCGCGAGCCAATCCGCCCCAAGGATAAGCTCCACCTGACGGGCAAGCCGGTCCCCCTGATGGAGCACCTCATGACCATCTTGCCTGCCAAGTCCCGCATCTTGGACCCGTTTGCCGGCAGCGGAACCACCCTGGTGGCTGCGCGCAACAAGGGACATACGGCCGTGGGCATTGAGCTGTCACCGGACTACCACCGCATCGCCTCCGACCGACTCGGCCTCGTGCTCACTGCCTAATCTCCGTCGATACCCAGTACGGCAAGACCGCCAGGAAAATTCCCGGCGGTCTTTTTATTAATGTTAATGACATAAGTACAAATTTTGTATTTTCATACTTCTGTATATTCTATTCCTATATGCACAAAATATTACTTAATTCAACGTCAAATAACGAAATTGAATCCATTACTATTGACGGAAATAATGCCTTGAAATGGAATTTTATGCATGCATTGCTCAACAATATTTTTGAAACGGATAGACACAATGAAGTAGAAGCCCTAGAAGACATAAAATTGTGGGCAAACCTATCAGATGAGGAAGTGAACCAAATCCTAACATTCTCTCCATGTGAGAGAAAAGGTGACACGACGCATTTGAAAAGCCCTGCTGCCGAAACTGCGCCTGATGAATTGTTAATCCGTATTTATGAGGCAATAAAAGAAAAAGCTCCCCACGTTTTAGGTTAATAACATCCAACCATTGCACGCCCCCTGCAGCATCCCTGCAGGGGGCTTTTTTTGGCCGTCATTAGAGATGGCAAAAAATTGTGGTAAGGTTGAGGCATGGACGACAAGACGCTCAAGCACTGGGCCTCCGGGCCCCTCTGTACCATTACCCAGGCAGCGGCCCTGCTGGGAGTGTCCTCACAGACGGTCAGGCGCATGGTGATGCACGGCAGCCTGATCGCTTGGCGTCCCAACCCGGCCGGAAGAAAGTGGCTGCTCTACCGTCGCCAGGTGGAGGCTATGGCCGTCACTCTCCAGAGACGGGCCATCCGTCACGCCCGCCTGCTGCAGAGCACATTCGACTTTTTTTGACGCCAAATGCGCCAAATGCAACAAACGCGCCAAATGCAACAGAGGGTCGCCGGGAATGGGCTAAAGTGCCCCCATGAGCTACACTCCCTCTCCTGTTGATAATACTACTGGTGCACATGATACAATCCCGGCTCCGGGTGGAGCCGGGAACACCACCACCAACAAGACGCCATTTTACCTGTCCAAATACTTTTGGACCAACTTGGCCGCCTTACTGGCTCTGATCATCCCCGACGTACGGGCCTGGCTGGACAGCAACCCCATTGAATTCTTTAGCGTCCTTGGCGCGGTCAACATCCTGCTGCAGTTTATAAGCGGCGGGAAATACCAGCTCGCCGGAGAGGATGGCCAGAGCGGCCAGTCCGCCAACCCGGCCGGAGCCCTCCCTCCATCGCTTATCGCCGGGGAGGGCTCCACATCCCCCGTGGAGGACCGGAGCCAGGATCCTGATCAGGATCCGTCGTCCATCCCCCCCAGCTCCGGCTCCTCCTCACCCTTATCCGGGACCTCCCGCCTGATGATCGTCCTGGGCGCGTTGATGATCCTGCTTGGCAACTCCTGCAGCAAGGATGCCGACCCGGTAGCCACCAGCGTGGCTCTTACCGACGGGCAAGTGGTGGTCATCCGTGGTGGCTCATCCCTGGTGGTGGACCGTGACTCCCACAGCGTTGCCTGGTCCCAATCAACTCCGGACGTTGTCGTAGTACCGCCAGTCGTCCAGGCCACGTCCAAGTAACCTCCACTCTCAACTCTTAACCCTCCACTCTCCACAGCAATGACCTACGCAGAGTTACAATCCGACACGCTGTCCTGGCAGCGCTCCCTGAAATTCGCCGGTTTTTATCGGGGTCGGCTTGACGGCCTGACAGGCCCGCTGACCCGCAAGGCGGCGGCCCTGTGGCGCGAGAGCCATCAACAGCTCCAGACCCGCTACGGCCGGCTGGACAAGCGCACGGAGGACAACCTGCTTACCCTCCAGCCCCTGGCCGCGCTCAAGGTGCGCCAGATGATGACGGCCCTGCGCGGTCTTGCCGACTGGCGGCTCATCTGCGGACTCCGCACCTACGACGAGCAAGACAAGCTCTACGCCAAGCGCCCCAAGGTGACCAACGCCAGGGGAGGGCAGTCCATGCACAATTTTGGCATTGCGGCCGACGTCTGCCTGTTTGTCGACGGCAAGGACGTATGGACGCCCAGCGAGGGAACGAATTCCATCTACAAGCCCGTGGCGGCCCTGGCCCATAAGCTGGGGCTGGTATGGGGCGGGGATTTCAAGTCCATTTACGACCCCGGACATGTCCAGCTGGGCGAGCTGTCCACGGCCACCCTCCATCACGCCTACACCACCGGGTCCGCCACGCTGGCCCAACTGCTCCAATCATGATGCTCAACCTGATAGCAGACGCCGCCGCAGGCATCTCGCCGGAGGCAGTAGGCACCATCCTCGGCGTTGCTCTCGGCTCGTCCGGGACATGGTGGGTGGTCAAGGGCCGCAAGGCTCCGCAGCAATCCGACGATCCCCAGCGCTTCTTGATGGAGGACAAGTACGCGACCCGTGAGGAGGTGGCGGAGCTCAAAGCCCTCCACGCCAAGACCACCGACGACATGCACAAGCGCCTCAACAGTATCACCATCAAGCTCAACGAGATGTCCGGCACCCTTAAACTCATGATTGACATCCTCAAGACCCGTAAAACCTTATGACCACCCGCGCCAATATCAAGATTACCATCCTGCAGGTCCTCGACCGACTGCCCGCTGCCTATACCCAGCGCGTGTCTGCTCTCCGGGCCGAGGTCTCCCTGGACATGTCTCCGAGCCCAGGCACTGCCGATATCGACCTGGCCATCCGGGAACTGGAGGCCCTGCGCCTGATCACGTCCACCACCTGCCTTATCACCGGCGAGCGCAAGTACGCCATCACCGACGCCGGCCGCGTCCAGCTTACCCAGATATGAGGTAACAGTTAACAGTATTAACGCCATGCTCCGCAAACCCAGACCAGACAGTGTGATCGGCTCCCAGTTGCCCCCCATCATCAAGGATGATGTGGACGCTATGTTGTTTTCCGGCGCGTCTTACAAAGATGTCCAGGAACGCCTGGCCGAGGACGGTGTGACACTGAGCCAGGAGGCCATCCGCCGCTACTACCACTCCCAGATCCTGCCGGCGCGTCTGGCCCGGCAAAACAAGACGGCCGAGGAACTCAACAAGATCTCCGTGGACGGAGTGGACGAAGCCACCATGAGGGCCATCCGCTCCGCCGCCCTGGACCTGGCCGCCTCCCCGTCCTGCGATCCCAAGGCGCTGAGCATCCTGGTCAACCTCATCCTCAAGGCAGAGCAGCTGGAGCAGGACAAGCGCCGCCTCAAGATGCTGGAGGCCAAGGCCGCCCAGGCAGACGCCGCCAGACAGGTCACGCAATCAACCCTCACCCCGGAGGAGCGCGACGCCAGGATGCGCAGCATCTTCGGCTGTTAGACAGTAACTCACCCACTCCCCTTCATGTCTTCCCTGATCACAACGCCGCTGGAGCTGCTGCTGCCTTACCAGGCACGGTGGGTGGCGGACGAGAGCCGCTTTAAGGCCGGCATCTGGTCCCGCCAGTCCGGCAAGGATTTTTCTACGGCGGCGGAGGCGGTAAGGGATGCGATGCTGCGGGCCAAGACCACCTGGATGATCGCGGCCCCGTCCGAGCGCCAGGCCATGGAATCGCTGGCCAAGTGTAAGGAGTGGGCCGAGGCTTTTTCCCTTGCCCTGGCCGCCGAGGAAATCGAACGACAGGACGGCCCCAACACCCTGCTCAAGTCCGGCTCCATCACATTTGCCAACGGCTCCCGCATCTTGGCCGTGCCCGGCAGGCCCGATACCGTGCGAGGCTTTAGCGCCAATCTCGTTTTGACGGAATTCGCGTTTTTCGAGGACCCCGATGCGACGTGGCGTGCGGTCCTCCCCTCCATCACCAATCCCCTCCGGGGCGGCGAGAAAAAAGTCCGGCTCATCACCACGCCCAACGGCAAGACGGGCCGCGGCGCCAGGACATACAAGATCATCTCCGACAATTTGCTCCAACCCGTGGAGGGCCGCAAGCAGCACTGGTCCTGCCATGTGGTGACGATTGCCAAGGCCGTGGAGGACGGACTGCCCATCGACATTGACGAGTTAAGAGAATCCCTGGACGACCCCATCGGCTGGGCGCAGGAGTACATGTGCGAATTCCTGGACAGCTCCAACGTGCTGCTGCCCTACGACCTGATCGCTACGGCGGAGTCCGCCAGCGCCACGGTCTCCTGCGACCCGGCCATTTACCTGGGAGGCAAGCTGGACCTGCGCCTGGGCATCGACTTTGGCCGCTCCAACGACCCGACGGTCTGCTGGACATTGGAGCGGGTGGGTGACGTGCTGGTCACCCGCGAGGTGCTGGTGCTGCGCAACATGTCCGTGCCGGACCAGATGGAGGTGCTGCGCCACCGCATCAAGGCGGCGCGCCGGGTGTGCTACGATTACACGGGCGTGGGCATCGGCATGGGCGATGTCCTGGTCAAGGAATTCAAGCGCTGGCATCCGGAGAGTCACGAGTTTGGCCGGATCGAGCTCTGCACGTTTACGCCGGCCTTTAAGCGTCTCATCTTCCCCCGCCTGCGTCAGGCCTTTGAGGCTCCGACCCGCGTCCGCATCCCGATTGACGTGGAGGTGCGCGAGGACCTGCACGCCATGCAGCAGATTTTCCGGGGCACGGACTATACCTATGAGGCTCCGCACACCAGGGAGGGCCACTCCGACCGGTGCACGGCCCTGGCTCTGGCCCTGCGCGCCGCCGACGGCCACGTACAGCACCATCTCCCGGCTCCAGGCAACGGTCGCATCATCAAGGGCGTGGGCCTGTTTGGCGGCCGCTCCCACGGCTCGCTCTTTGGCGGCCGTCCCATCCTACATCAACTCCTGGCAGCATAGTATGATCAGACGACTCTATAATTACATCCTCCACCGCAGGTCCCATGCAGAGGGCGTGCAGCGGGCGCTTACCGCGCCGGACAAGGCATCCCAGGACAGCAAGCCGGCCATGTTTGCCGCACTCGCCCTGGCCGAGCTGGACAAGGTACGCCGCCGCCAGATTGAGCGCGTGTGCCCGCTGGACTACCTGAGCGTGGATACCATACGGCGCTGCCTGCAGGACTGCCAGCTGGGAGCCTATGCCGAGCAGCAGTGGATCTGGGAACAGATGGAGCGCTACGACGCCATGCTGATGACCTGTATTACCAAGCGGGACGACGCTCTGAGCAAGTACGACTGGTCTATCACGGTCAAGCCGGACCTGGACGACCGCGACAGCCTGCTGGCCGAGAGCCAGCAGCGCACCATTACCGACCTGTGCAACGCCATCGTTAACATGGACGAGGCCATCACCGCCCTGTCCCAGGCGTCCCGCCGCCATTACAAATTCCTGCAGCCCTACGCCGACGGCGATGGCCTGCATCTGCTGCCCGTCGACAACTGGCTGATGTGCCGCGACGGTTACCGTGGACCCTGGGGATACAACCCGAATGCCCAGTTTAGCCGCTACCGGGGGGAGCCGTTGCCCGTGCCTCTGGAGGACCTCATCCTGCGCCTGCATCCCCGGCCCATCGACATGCCCGCCCAGATGCTGGTGCTTAACCGTAGCACGACGCTGGCCCAGTGGGACGTGTTCTTGGAGAGGCTGGGTACGCCGCCGGCATTTTTTGTGCTTCCTCCTGACTGCTCCGAGGCGCTGCGTCAGGAGTACATCAAGATGTCGGCCATGTGCTACTCGGCGGCCACCGGCGTCATCGACCACGACTCCGATATCAAGTCCATCCCGATATCCCAGACGAGCGTCGACCTGTTTGACCGCCGTTACAAGGTAGCCACCGAGGAGATCGCCATGCTGACCACCGCCGGCAAGCTCACAGTCATGACCGAGTCCGGCTCCGGCACCCTGGCCGGCAACGCCCAGGCTGACGGCTTTAAGGCCTGGGCGGCCGGCGAGGCCGACCATATTGCCTCCGTGCTGACGGCCCAGCTGGTCAACCGGGTGCTCGACGAGTACCACCCCGGCCAGCCTCACCTGGTGAATTTTACGCTCTCCTGCGTAGACAAGACCACGCCGGACAAGGAGATTGCCAATGCCGCCGCCCTGCGCGCCGCCGGCTACGACATCGACGACGCCGAGGTCAGCGAGCGCACCGGCTGGCAGGTGACCGCCGGAGTCTCCTCCTCCGAGCTCTACGCCATCAGGACCGCCGGCTACGCGCCGGAGCAGCGGGCCATGGAGAATGGCGGCAAACGATCCCAGGAGACGCCCTACACGCTTAACTCCCGCCGCCGCGACGCCATCACGACACTGGCCCTCCACCGAGGCACCACGCTCTGGGAGCCGGCGCGCCGCCGCCTGGAGGAGGTGGTCGCCCACCGCCTGCAAGACATCGACGAGCGCCTGGAACGGGTCACGCTGGAGCTGCTTCCCCTCTCCCCGGATGAGCAGGCCCGTCTCAAGGATGCGCTGCAGGTCCCCGGAGAGGAGGAGATCGTCTCCACCGCCCTCCAGATTGCCCGACGCCTCCAGGAGGCCCGTGACGAGGGGAGACGCCGCGCGGCGGCCGTTGACCCGTCTCTGGCCACATCCGGCCCTGCACGACCCCTGCACGGCGCAAATTCAGCCCCATCCCACGCATGAGCAACTACCGAGACAGATACATCGCCCGCGGCATCCCGGAATTCGACCCGGACGCCTGCGCTCCATACCCCATTGGACAGGTCCCTCAATCAGGCTGGTTCCTCATTGAGCCGGCCGGCACCTACACCGTCCCGGTGCCCGACACCTCCATCCCGCCTGCCAAGCGCTGGGACGTGGACGAGGTCATCGACGAGGCTGCACTGCAGGCCATCTGCGAGGCCTACGACCCGGCCATCAACGGCGGCAACGGCATCCAGGTCAACAACGACCACCTGCATCTGCGCACCACCGGCGACAACCCGGCCCTGGGCTGGTGCAGGGCGCTGGACTACGGATGGGTCGGCGGCCGTCTCTACCAGGCCGCCTACATCTCCTGGGTCAAGGATGCCCACCACGACCTCAACCAGGGCAAGTACTGGGCATTCAGCACCGAGTACAAGCTGGCCGACTACAAACGCGTCTACCACAACGGCTACAGCCCCACGCGCCTGTCCGGCCTGGCCGTCACCAACAACCCGGACCACGAGGCCCAGCCGGGCATCATCCTCCAATCCGCCGCGGGCGACGTGGTCGTCCACAGCCGCAGCGCATCCATCCTCCAATCCACAACCATGAGTACAAACACAGCAACACAACGGATCCTGCACTCCGAGGGCAATCCCGCCCCCGAAGATGAGGAAAAGAAGCAGCAAGAAATCAACGACAACAACGACAATCCCCCTCCTGCCACCACAGAGGAGGAAAAGAAAGACGAAACCAGCGCCAACAATGACACCGACCAAAAGGACGAAACCAGCTGCAACTCGGACGACGAGGGCTGGCTGGGCCTCGTCAACAAAATAGCCGGGGTGTGCGGCCTGCCCGACACGGCCACCGGAGACGACATCCTCAAGTACGTCACCGGCCTCAAGACCGACTTTGACCTCCTCAAGCAGCAGGCAGCAGAGTCCAACGGAGGCACCCAGGCCCACAGCAGGGCTCCCCTCACGCGCCAGCTGCACAGCAACCGGGGAGGCCGGCGCATGGACCGCGACGTCACTCCCGCCGGGGTGGTCATCCACCGCACGCCGGAGGGCAAGGCCGTCAAGGTGCCGCAATCCGACGTCGACCTGGTGACCCACTGCCGCCAGGCCGTGGACGCCGAGATCGTCAGACACGGCCGCCAGCTCACCCCTGGCGAGTACGACCGCGCCTGGTCACGGGCAGCGGAGGAATTCACCTCCGCGCGCCGCAAGTAACTCCAATCTCAACACCTAACTCTAATTAAAATGATTATCAAGCAAACACCCGTAGAACGCCGTCTCTGGGCGTCGGGCGCCACCGGCACCGACAAGAGCGAGGGAAAGCTGGTCAAGGCATCCGCCGACGGCAAAACCATGTCTCTGCTGACCTCCGCCTCGGATATCCCGGACGGCGTTGTCAGCAACCCTGACGGACGCGACGGAGCCGACGGCAACGGCGGCGATCTGGTCCGCATGAGCCATCCGGGCATTGTCCAGGTTCGCCTCAACGCCACTCCCGGCACCATCGAGGACGGCACTGACCTGGTGGCCTGCGCCGACGCTACCGTCAAGGCGGCCACCGGCGCGGCCGGCGAGGTCGTCGTGGCCAAATCCGTAGCCCCCAACACCAGCGGCCAGGGAGGCTGCCTCCATGACGCCATCCTCGTCGCCAGGCCGGCAGCCACACCGGCGACCGCGTCTGACAAATCCTGACCATTAACTCTTACCTCTTAACGACTACATAGCATGAGTACATCCGCAACCTACGCCGTCAACCTGCCGCTGACCAACTACATCATCGGCTGGTACGGCACCCAGACCCACGACCCGGCACGCTTCCTGGCTCCGGGCGTCAAGGCCCCCGGCCTGCTGACCACCTACAAGCGCTACCTGCGCCAGGACGCTTTTGCCGCCTCGGACACCCGCAGGCCCATGTACGACTCCCCCCGCACCATCGACATCCGCGGCGAGGACGTCCCGGTGATGCTGGAGGAACACGCCCTCAAGATCGGCATTGACGACCGCGAGCTGCTCGGAGCGGTTGACGCGGAGGTTTACCGCACCAGCCTGCGCCAGGCCAAAACCCGTGCGCTGGCCCGCCGCATGCTCATCTCCCACAATAAGGAGGTGTTTGACTACGCGAATTCGGTCATCCCCGGCATCACGTCGGTGGACGGCATCACGGAGGCCAACAAATGGAGCGACCGCACCAAGCCCGTGGTCAGCATCCTGACCAGCCTCATCAACAAATTCGCCGTCAACAACGGCGTCTATCCCAACCGCATCCTGACCACGCGCGACGTCTGGGCGGACATCCAGGCCAACACGGAAGTCCAGACCATGATGGGCGAGATGGGCCGCAAGGTCCTCACGCCGGAGACGCTGCTGGAGCTCATCGGCCTGCAGGGCGACGACATCCCGCCAGTCAGGGTCATGCGCACCATTGCCTCCTACAATCCCGGAGGCACGGGAGGCGCGGAAGTGGACAACGTCAATATCGTGGGCAGCAACATCTATCTGTTTTACGCCGACGACAATCCGTCCCTGGACGACATATCCGCGCTCAAGACGCTCAACCTCGCCGGCGACGACATGTACAGCACGGTGGAAACCTATCGAGATGAAGACATTTCCACGGAATGGCTGCGCGTGCGCGGCCATCACAAGGTCGTGTTCGCCGCTCCGTCGGCCATGATGCGCATGCAGATCGCCTGATGCAGGATGGAGTGTGGAGAGCCGGGAGTTGTGATGCTCCCGCCTCCATGCTCCCTCTCAACTCTCCACTCTTAACACTCAATTTTTCATCAAGATGACAGCCAAGAAATCAACCAAGACCAACAAACCTGCCCAGGAGATGGACACCACCACTCCTGATCAGGACAAGGCCACGCCGACCGTGGAGGACACCGCTGCCGAGGCATCCGCATCGGAGCCTGCAGCCAATCCCGCCAATCAACCAGCCGTAGAGCCCGCCACTGACTGCCCCATGGGCGACAGCGACTCCGGGGAGGCAGGGGACGATCCCGGCCCCAACATGACCAGTCACGAGTACGATGACCTGCATGGTCTGACCTCCAACATCCATGACGACAGCGACTCCGGGGAGGCAGGGGACGATCCCGGCCCCAACATGACCAGTCACGAGTACGATGACCTGCATGGTCTGACCTCCAACGTCCATGACGACAGCGTCTCCGGAGAGCAACCCGTCGCCATCCTGACCGCCGAGCGGCTCGGCCTGTCGCCCAGACAGCACATCACATCCATCATCGCCGGAGGCGTGATCAGCGGCATCCTGGCCCGGACCAAACCCTACGAGATGCTCGACCTGCGCAAGGCGGCCGAGGCCATCGGCATGTGCGACGCCATCGTCGAGATGATCCTGCACCTGGACGATGCCGCCCCGGAGGTCCCGGACGAGCAATCCGTCTCCTGACTGTTAACCGTTGCCTGCCATGAATCACTGGATCACCTTGACGGCGGATATGCTCCCGGAGGTTATCGACCAAGCCGAGCTGGATGCCATCACGGCCGCCGATACGGACGGTTCTGTTGTTGACGGCATCATCCAGGACGTGACGGCCTCCGTGCGCGAGGCTATCGCTGCCAACCCCGCCAATGTGATGGACCTCACGAGGGACACCATCCCCCGCACCCTCAGGCCGGAGGCTCTGGACATGATTGCCTGGCGGCTGCTCAAGCGGTTTGCCGTGGCAGTCAGTGAGTCCCGCGACAAGGCCGCGACTTCCGCCCGCGAGCGTCTGGAGGCGGTCCGGGCCGGCACCCACCGGGTGATCGGTCCGGACGGCCGCATGCCCGTGCCTCCCGGCAAGCGTCCTTATGTCCAGGGACCGCGTCCCGCCTACGGTTCCGGAGCGCCCGGATTATTTCCTTCCCCCCGGCGGAGGAGGTAACAGTAACTCAGCCTTTCCCACTCAGCAATGCCCTCTCCCTCGGATTACATGCGAGCCAAAATCACGGTTCCTGCTGCCGGCATGTCGTCGGCGGACTGGGACGGCGTGGATCCGGACATCCGGGAGCGCTCCTATTGGACGGCCAGGGAGGGATGCTATGCCCGCGTGCAGGGATTCCGCGACCGCTGCCAGGGGATTGTGGACGGCAACCTGTCCGAGGCGGACGCTCTGCGCGAGGTCCGCGCGATGCTGCGCGCCACCGGCTACCAGCCGGAGCCGGGCACGGAGGGTACTATCCAGGACCTCAACTCCGACGCCCGCCAGCGTCTCATCCTGGACACCAACGTCGCCATGGTCCGGGAACGGGCCTACCGGGACTCCATGCTGGGGTCGCTGGCCTATCCCGCCCAGCGCCTGGTGCGTATCCGCTACAGCCGCCAGCCCAGGGACTGGGACGCCCGCTGGAGGGAGGCGGCGGCCGCCGTCAACTACGAGGGCGTGGCTACCGACGGCTCCCACATCGCGCTGCTGACCTCGCCCATCTGGCGCAAGCTCAGCCGGTTTGATCTGGATTACCCTCCCTTTGATTTTAACAGCGGCATGGGGGTGGATCCGGTCGACTACGAGGAAGCTCGACGCCACGGCCTCACGATTCCGGAGGCGACGCTGGAGGGAGCTGACGGCGAGTCGCTCAGCGCCAGCCTGGAGGCGTCCATTGCCAGGATGGACGGCGACCTGCAGCAGGCATTTGTCGATGCGCTGGAGGACTGCGTGGAGGTGGAAGGAGACCGCGTCTACTACACCGACCCCAACGGCACCCGTCCGGTGCATTGGAGCGAGGCGGGCAAGGTTATCTGCGGGCAGCGTCCTCCCGTCATCCCGGACACCCAGGCCAGAGCGATGGTTAAATTCGTTGAGGATCAGCGCCAGTTTGACCGGGCGCAGCGCGGCGTCCAGGGCTATGCCACCCAGGAAGAGTGGGACGCCCTGTACAACGCGGTCACCCGGATCCAGCCCACCGACGTCAAGGAGAGCGGCACGCTCTACCGGGGCATGTCCATGGAGCCGCGCAAGCTGGATAAATTCCTGGCCGATATTAAGCGTGACGGCTACCAGGCTCTTTCCACCAAGATGGTGGACAGCTGGTCGCGCGTTGAAGAGACGGCGCAGCGGTTTGCGGGCAGCGGCAAGCCGGGCAACGAGCGGGTCATCCTGGTCAACGAGGACTACCGCTCAGGCCACCGCATTGACACTATCGTCCGCACCCTCCAGGAGCAGCGGCGGCTCGTCAACAAGACCGACAAGCATCCACATACCAACGAGAGCGAGGTTCTGTTTTTACAGGGCGTGCGCCACCAGGTCAACAAGATCGTCCGGGGAAAGGACGGCACACCCACTTACGTCTATGTCAGCGAGCAGTAATAACAGATCAGCCCTTGCGGCTCTTGCGCCAGTTCTGGCGGCCGTTGCCGTGGCCGTTGGCTGGCCGACCCGTACCGGACCAGCAGGAGACATACTCGCCGCGCACAATCGCCCGGCGCTGATCCTCTCTCAACTCAGACCACGTCAGTTTGCGAGGAGTCGGCTCAGGCTCCGGAGGGACATACCCCTTTTTGCGGCGCAGGCGCGACTCCCACAGCATCATCCTGTAGTCGGCGTTGGTGAATTTCTCAGGCCCCATGTCCCCCTTATGCCCCAACCCTCAACCCTTGTCAACTCATGATCAGGTTACACGTCGATGTGATTGGCCTCCAACGGCTCCCTCTGGCTCCCGCCATCCGCGCGGAGATGGTGGCCGACGTGGCCAGGGCCGCCCGCCAGGCGGTGAGGGACAGCTTTCAGGCCATGATCGACCGCACCCAGTCCCAGGGATTCTGGGGTAAGGCCAAGCAGAGCATCAATCCTCCCGTCATCCGGGACAACAAGGCCACCATCGACATCACCCACACAGGCGTGCGCCTGCAATGGCTGGGAGGCACTGTCCGCCCCACCGGCCGCAAATCGGAGGTGACCGGCCGCCCCATCAGGAGCCTGCTCATCCCGTTTAAGGATTCTCCCCTGCGCCGACGCTCCCTGGCCAGCCTCCACCTCCCGGAGGAGGAGGTCATGGTTCTGGGCGACGTCGATACCGGCAACGCCATCCTGGCCCGCGTCAGGCAGCGCAAGCGTCGCAACAGGGACGGCCATTACCAGGACGTCACCCCGCTGGGAGCCCTGGTCAAGTCCGCCACCATCCCGGCCCATCCGGAGGTAATGCCCTCCCGCGAACAGATGCGCAAGTATGCCGTGCGCGCCGCCACGCTGGTGCTCAACCGCCTCCTGGCCCAGGCCGACGGCAACTCCACTCTCCACTCTTAACTCTCTAATCACCATACAATGGATAAAGACTACAAACTCGCCGAGCATCTCATCGCCCACCTGCAGCAGGACGACGTCCTGGCTCCGATGGTGTGCCCTACCGTGTGGGACGAGCAGGAGCAGATCGACGCCATCAACCGCGCGGCCATGGGCAGGCCCGGCAGCGTCGCCGTCACTCCGGCAGGCTACGTCCCTCTCTTAGAGATGGGCGTCAATGCTCCGATGGTGCGCATGCACGCCGTGCTGGCCGTGAGCTGTTTTGCGCGGGATGCCGGAATGCCGGGCGGCGTTCCTCCCCTCCGTTGCCTGTCCGGCATGGTGGGGCGGACTCTGCATGCCGTCCGCCTCTGGGATCCGGTTGTCGACCGCGTCTGCTACGACACTCCCTCCGTAGCCTCCGTCGAGGACTACGACATGACCAAGAGCAAGCTCACCGGCTTCCGGGGCCGGGCCGTCATCCTCTACGCTCCCGTCAATTTTTAATTTTTTCCCATCCTCACCTACAACACACAACCATGGCTAAGACCAATACAACCAACAATACCGATACGACCGGCACGACTCCGCAGGCTCCCGCCCAGGAGGAGACGCTGGTGTTAGTCCGCGTGACCAAAACGGGCACGCTCATCAATGGCGCTTACGGACGTGCCGGCGCTACCGCCAGAGTGACAGCCTCCCAGGCCAGGTCTCTGGAGGCGGCCGGGCTGGCCGTCATCGTCGGCGTGTAACTGCCAACCATCAACCCATCACCAATCACTGATATGTCCAGATTTATTATCCCCGGCCTGATCATCGGCTCCAAGGTCAGCATCGCCAAATTCGGAGCCGTCATCGGCAGCGACGAACCGTCCAAGACCGTGTCCGCGGACTGGCTGCCCGTCCCCCCGACAGCGGAAGCCCCCGGCCCCTGGCTCTATATGGGCAGGATACGCACCAGCAATCCTCAGATTGAGACCAAGACGGGCGAGATTGAGGGCGCCAACGACGGCGGCACTTACGAAACCGAGGAGCTGCAGCTGACCACCAAGCGCAAATTCCTGTTTGCCAGCAACTACATCACCCCGGAATTCCTGCAGCTCTCCTTTGGCCTTGCCCAGGACTGGGGCACGGAGCAGGTGGTCTTTGGCTCCGGCTCGCCGCAGATCGACGTCTATGTCTATACCGAGTGGACGGACGCCTACCGCGACGGAGCCAGAATCATGAGCGCCTGCATGCAGGGCCGCCTGCGCCTGGTCAACCCGGCCAAGGCTGCCTCCGATCCGTCCCTGGCAGAATTCGAGCTCAGCGTCATCTACAATCCGCTCTGCAAGCTGACCCCTGACGAGGACTACGCGGGAGCATAATCCCGTCTTTCCCCGCGGCGGCGTCCATACCGCCGCGGGGAAACACCTCTAACGCCTAATCACTGATACCTGTTATGCAACTGCTGATTGACCTGGCCACCATGGCCGTCATGTTCTCCGGCGGCATCCCGGCCACCGACTTGTCCCTGGTGCGCGGCGACAAGATTCCCCTGCGCGTCACGCTGCTGGATGAGGGCGCTCCGGTGACTCCCTCCGGCTCCAGACCGGCGCTGGCCGTCAAGACCGCCCTGGGAGACGAGACCCTGGTGCTGGCCGCCACCAATCTGGAGCCGGTCGATGATGCCCTGGGGCCGGCTTATGTCGGGAGCCTGTCGGTCAACACGACCCAGTTGATTGCGGCAATGAACAGCGCCGCGAGCATCGACCTGATCGGTGAGGTGGTCCTCATAGCCGGTGATGGTTCCCAGCGCACCTCCTCCCTGATCAGGGTAACCGTGCGCCAAGACATCTTGCCGGCGGATGTTATCCCTCCGGAGGATGTGCTGGCCGACTGGTCCGAACTGGTAGCCGACGCCCTGGCCGCGCAGCTGCCGGACGCGCTCAAGGAGGCGGGAGTGGAATTGGAAGCGGCAACCGGGCAATCCACCTTGTCCAGCGGGGACGCCGCCGACACCTGGACCATCGTCGGAGGCTATGCGATGACGTGGGGAGACGAGATACTGGCCGGGCATCTGCCCGACAGCTGCCGCCTGAAAAGCATTTCAACCGTGTATTTTTTTGAAACCCCGGCCGCTAATCAATATTGCCTGCGTGTCTGGAGGCTGACGGACGGAGCTTACAGCCTGATTGGGACCTCCGCCTATGTGTCCAACCTGTCCAGCGGCCAGACGGCCACGTGGGTATTTACGCCGGGCGTTACATTGCAGCGCGGAGACAAAATCATCATCCAGGTGTGCGAGGGGACGGAGATGACGCCCTACGCGCTGGGCATGCACGCTGTCCTGACCCCTTCCGTCCCCGGACGCGGTTTGATCACGGAGGTGTCCAACCCGCCCGCCGTGAATGGTACGATGGCTCCCTTGATGACCGTGGTGGTGGACTATGACGACGGCATCACCCTGGGAGGAATAGAGCTGGCCACCGCGCGACAACTGGACAGCCTGGGGCGGGATGTGCGCCAATCTTCCGCGACCGCCGAGGCTGCGGCGCGGACGGCTGGCCAGTCCGCCGCTGCCGCGTCCACGGCTGCCGATAATGCCGCAACCTCTGCCACCAGCGCGGCCAACTCCGCGACGGCGGCGGCTAACGCCCTGGCGGCCATGCCTCAAGTGGACGCCTCCGGCAACATGACGCTGGCCGGAGGTCTGACGGCGGCGGGGGCTATTAACGCCAACGGCGGCGTCAACATCCCTCTTGCTGTCGGTGCGCCGACCGATACGGGGGCGGTCAACCGCCTGCATGCCGCAGGCATGGCCGGCGTGACGGGCATCCTGACCTCTAATGCTTTCCTCAATACGGATGCCATTACCGCGTCAGGATCTTCGACGGTGACCAAAACAGTTCCCTACCATTTGGCTGGTATTAAGGTTCCCAAGGGTACTCATTCGACCATTCAGGCGAGATTTGAGGTGAGCAAACCTCAATGGAATTATTCCAGTTTCGCCGGGTTCTCTTTCCTTTGGCGCGCTACCAATGCTGCAAAGTTGTCCTTTGGTATCGGCCGCGGCGGGAAGACGATTCGTCCCGACCTTTCCATAGATTCTTACAGTATTATCCCGGCAAACGGTTTGGCTTACAATCACGGCGAAATTCTGGATATTACTTTTGATAACGTGAGAAATACGGACCGCAACGGTTATACGGTGCGGGTGCGTGAGATTTTTGAGCTTAACAATACGGACAGCTGGCAGGTTAAGACTACAACCAGCTTTGTTCCGGCCAGTCAGAACGAGCCTGTGCCGTGGACGATTGCCAAGATTATCTATCAACAAAAATCTGTCGCCAGTATTGCCAGGTATGAAGATACAGGAGCGCTCTGGCTCATGCTCACCGGAGGCCAGGGGAATAATCTGTATCAAATTGCAGATCGGAAGNAATACGGACAGCTGGCAGGTTAAGACTACAACCAGCTTTGTTCCGGCCAGTCAGAACGAGCCTGTTCCGTGGACGATTGCCAAGATTATCTATCAACAAAAATCTGTCGCCAGTATTGCCAGGTATGAAGATACAGGAGCGCTCTGGCTCATGCTCACCGGAGGCCAGGGGAATAATCTGTATCAAATTGCCACATGCCGCGGCGTCAGTAATTTTGAAACCGGGGTTGGTGTTTCCCAATGGGTGACTGATGTGGTGAATAATGCGGCTGGCGACGTTTCTGTTTATGCGGGAACCGGAGAGTACACCTATTACCATCCCGGAAATGTTAATCCGGTTTTCTATGGTCTGGATGCGATATCCCGCAACTGTATTGAAACCGAAGAAACGGCAGATTTTGTGGACATTAACATACCTCTCTAATCATGAATAATGCAGAGATACAGATTCAGTTTCCCCAGCCGGGACAGTGGGATGAATTTACCCTGACGCCCATTTATCAGGACGCGGACGGTTACACCCGGACAGACCGCTACACAGCGGACGAGATACCAGCGGAACAGGCTCCGGCAATGGAGTCCGTAGTTGCTGCGCTGGTGGGATTGGGTGAGGACTGGCAGGCGGTGCAGGTGTGGGCAAGGCTGGGAAAAGATGTCCTGACCCTTGCGGAGGATGGTGCCTATACAATGATTGATGCGGTGTCTTTGACCGTTGAGGCCGTCCATGCGGAGACCAAAGGCCGCAGGATATTTACGGTTTATGACTACCCGGAGTTCATCATTACCGACCCCGCCGCCGTGGAGTTTTTCAAGCATTTCACTACTAAATAATATGAGCACGAATAAAGAAAAAGTGAGTTGGCTGACTGGTCTCCTGACCGGTTGGGGTATCAAAGAGAGTTGGGCAAAAGTCATCGCCGGAGCTGTGATTGGGGCCCTGGTTGCTGCGGGGATTCTGACGCAACCCGGCTGCGGTCATTCCGTGGACGTGACGCCGGAAAAGACGGTGGTCTGCAAAGACGGCTCCTGCCTCGTCATTGAGCAGGGGCATATCTCCTATTCCCAGGCCCAGCCGGAAACGGACGTTCCGCCCGTCGTGCAAGTCATCCCTTCCAAGAAATAAGGCCATGTGCAAACCCCTTAAAGAATATTTGGCCGTTGTGCGGGAATATAAGGATACGATTGTGATGTTTATCGGCATCGCGGCGTGCGTGTTCGTGTATTGCGATTTCCGCGCCCTTGCCGCTACACAGGCGGAGACGGCCGCCAAAACAGCGGAAATCCTGCGTACCATGGACGGGCGGCTTTCCGCCCTGGAACATCAGAGAGGAGGCCGTAGCGGTGAATAAGCTGCTGAATCCTTCCGTTCTTTTGCCGCTGATGGGGGGCGTGATGGCCGGCGTTTTTGCCGCGTGCGGAGACACAGAGGCCGGCATTGCCGTGTTCTGTTTCCCCATTGCGTGCCTTGTGTTCCTCCGATGTGCGGAACGCTGACCAACTGTAAAGTTTTTCTTACAAGTTCCCTTTAGTTAATAATCAATAGTTTCCGCATGCCTACCCTGTACATACTCATTGTGGACGAACCCGGAAAGGAGCAGTGGATGAAAATTTTTCTTACCGAAAGAGACGCCGCTTTTTTCCTGGCTCAATTCAATGAGTGGCATTTGCATGCCAGGTGCCATTGCTACACCGTGGAAGGCAAGCGGCTTGTGCAACTTATCGACAATCTGAACGAATGAATACTACAGAAAGAAAGATGGCTGCGGCCATCCTCCGCTTTGAAGACAGCCGCGTTACCGGGCCGGATTCCCTGCGCGTTTCCCGCCTTCCCGCCGCCGACAAGGGCGGCAAGTGGGAGATTTGCGGCATTTGCGACGGCATTGAACCGGACGTGTTTAACAGATTGAAGGCCCTGCTGGATGCCGGAAGGCGTGAAGAGGCCTGGGAAGGTTGTCTCCAGTACGTCCTGGATAATACCGCCGCCGTGCGTTCCTGGCTGGGTTCCGACGCTTATCCTGGCGTTGAATTCATCCTGCGGGACCATTATTTCAATTCCGGGAGCAGGAATACCGGGAAGATTTTGCAGCGCGCGCTGAATATTCACGGCGCCGGGCTTGTGGTGGACGGGATTGTCGGCCCCAGGACCAGGCAGGAGTTGCAGGACCAGCTGGCCGCCACGGGTGAAGCGGTGTTCCTTATCGCCCTGCAGGAGAAGCGTCAGGCGTTTTACCGCTCGTGCAAGCAGTTCCCGACCTTCGGGCGTGGCTGGCTGAACCGCTGCGACGATGCGTTCAGCGTGGCGCAGGCTCTCGTTTAATTGTTACCTCACTCCCCTTATGAGCAAGAAAACCCGCAGCCAAAAGGCCGCCAGGAAAACCAAGACCGCCGACTTTGAAATTTTCGAGGATCGTTCCCCCCAGGAGAGAGGGTATCTTGGTTTTTACACCAGCATCACGCCCCGGGTGCTGAAAAATGCCCGCGAGAGCATTCAGACGGGTAATATGCTCGACTTGGAACGAGTATTTCGCTCGATGAAAATCGAATGGCCTCGGCTGCGGGGAAACCTGCGGAAGCTCCGCGAAAAGGTTCAGGCATTGGAACTTACCGTGTCTCCCTGGGCCGAGAAAGGCAAAAAGCCGACACCAACGGCCAGTCGGTACGCGGATCTGGTGGAATCCGCCCTGTATTGCTGCCGGCTTGAACAGGGAAAATGGGAACTGGACCTGAACGGATTGATTGGAGCCCTGGCGGAAGCTCCGGAACGCGGCGTGGGTGTGCTGGAAATCATGTGGAACCCCGGCCATATCCGTGCGCCCCGCGCCTATTGCCCCATTCCATCCACATTTTACAAATGGTCCAGCTACCCGGCTCAAATCGACCGTCTTGTACTATGTCCAGACGGAGTAGGGTGCGGTCCCGAAATGGAATTCCCCCCCAACAAATTCATTGCGTCCCTCAACTGCGACGGGCTTGACCATCCTGTTTACGGCGCCAACCTTCTGGCCCTGGTCGGCTGGTTCGGCGCGGCCAAATTCGGATTATCCTGGTTCATGGAGTTCTGCCAGATATTCGGATCCCCTCTGCGGCATGGAAAAGCATCGGGAACCCTGGCGCAGAAAAAGCTATTTGACCAGATGGTGAAATTCGGACAGACGGGCATCCTTGTAACGGCCCCGGATGCGGACGTGCAATTTCACGACGCCGTCAAGGGAGGCAACCAGCTTCCGCACCTGAACATGATCGAAGAGGCCAACAAGGCATGCGATATTCTGATTTTGGGGCAAACCCTCACCAGTTCCGTTTCCAGCACGGGCGGCAATCGCGCCCTGGGCGAAGTGCACGAAAATACGGAAAACCAGGTTGTTCTAGCCCGCGGGAAATACGTTGCCGGCGTCCTCAATCAGCAACTTGTCCCGGCCATCCTGGAACTTAACCTGGGAAGACGCCCGGAACATCTGCCCGTCATCTCTTTTAAGGACCCGTCCTCCGGAATGAGCTTGGCAAAACTTGACTGGGTGGACAAGGCAACCAGGATTGTTCCCGTCGCTGAAGAACAGGTTTACGACTGGCTTGACATCCCCATGCCCGAAGAAGGGGTGAAGCTCTATCAGCCTCCCTCTTTTGGGAGCGCCGGCTTGGAACCGGGGGAAATGGATGACCTGGACAGGGAATCCCTAGTATATGCGGCGCGTAAAAAAAAACGCTAAAGCACATTGAAGAAATTAACCGGATTGCCTCCCGTGTCGGACGCCAGACGGATCAGGCGGCTTATGAACTGACCTCCGGTGTTGCCGGATTCATGGAAGCCCTTATTGCCTCCGTCGAAGCCGGAGAAGACCTGGAAACAGTCATCCGGTCCGCCCGTGAGCTGGTTCCGGATCTGTGGGACGAGATAGATACATCCCTGCTGGAAGATCGCCTTGTCAAGGTTCAGCATGCCGCTCTTAAAGCCGGCTGGAACTCCATGCGCGAATCAAAAACAACCGCCGAGAAAGAATGACGGGCATGAACATTGAAATTGACATGAGCGGTTTTGACGCCGCACTTGACGATGCCATGAAGATAGCCGCTCCGGAAACGCTGGAATCCGCGAACTGGGAAAGCGGCGAATACCTGCGGGACTATCTGGCGTCCTGGTACGACGGCAAAGGGCGGGAACACTGGATCAACAATTCTCTTCCTACGCACGGTCCGGGGCGCATGTCGACAGGCTGGTTTTCCAATATTGCCCGTAAATGGTTCCTTTCCTCTGCGGATGCTTCCGGAGCGGTTATCTCCAATCCCGACGAGGACGGATCCCTGCGGCATAAAATAAAGGGAGGGACAATTACGGCCAAAAATGCCGGGGCGTTGACTATTCCCCTTGTTCCGGAGGCCCACGGGCGCCGGACGGCTGATTATCAATCCGAAATCGGGGAATTGTTCACCATCCCCAACAAGAACGCCCTGTTTGAAGCCGTGGACGGCGGGGGAGTGCGTGCGGTGTATGCCCTGCGCCAATCCATCACACAGGACCCCTGGCCGGACGCCATCCCGATCGGCGAAGAACTGATCAGCGCCTATGGCGTCAAGCTCATGGACGTTCTGGCGGCGTCTCTTGATGCCTGAAACACATATCCAGCCCCGACTATTTACGCTTTTCCGTTTCATGCCATGCTTGAGGCATGGATTTTGAATTCAACGTTCCTCTTGCGTTTGGCGACGCTCCGGCCTGTATCGTGTACATGCCGGAGGGGGAACATTTCATCAATGCATCCATTGGAGGACGGCAGAAAGTGATTGTGGACCGCTCCTGCCTGGAGGCTTTGCAGCGGGACCTTGCGTTGAAGCTCACTCAAAACGTGCGGCCCGTCTGTTACTTTGACCACAAGACGGGGCCCGCCTCCTTTATTCCCGCTTCCTTTGACTACATGGACGGCGTGGGCGTCATCCTCAAGGGGGAATGGACGGAAAGCGGCAGGAAATCGGTGCTGGGGCGTGACTACAGCTATTTTTCTCCGGCATTCAGGCTCAACACGGCAACCTGCCGCCCTATAGGTCTTGAACCGGATGACATTGAGGTGGGCTCTCTGGTGAATGACCCGGCCTTTGAGAATATTGCCCGCATTGCGGCCGGCAAGGCCAGACTTGAGAATTTCACGGTTCTTGAACCGGACATGCCTTTGAATGGCGGCGGAGAGGATACCGGTGCTGTTCATGACCAAACAAATAACACACATACAACAATGTACGAACTACTGGTTAAATGCGGTGTCCTCACCAAAGAGGAAGCCGCATCTGATAAGGCCGGCAAGATCGCGGAGGACAAAATCAACGACCTGAAGAAGAAATCCGAGGGCGGCGAGAAGTCCGGAACGGAACTTGAAGCGGCCCGAAAAGAGGCGGAGGACGCCAAAAAGGAAGCGGCCTCCTGCAAGGCGGCCAAGGCCAGGCTGGACGAAACCGAAGCCAAACTGAAAGCGGCGGAAGCCGAGCTTGCCGAGGTGAAAGCCTCCAAGGCGGCTCTTATCGACGCGGAAATTGAAGCCGCCATCAAGGCCGGCAAGATTGCTCCGGAAGATGAAGATGCCAAAGAGGCCCTGAAGACCGCTCTGACGGCCAATATCAAGGCCGGCAAGGCTCTGATCGCCTCCATCAATCCGAACCCCGCTTTTACGACGGTGGTCGCCGGCAAGGCCAATAACGGCAACGGCGGGAATGAGCCTACCGGACGTGACCGCATCATTGAAAACATCAACAGGGAAAAGAACTAAGCCATGTCATTTTTGACTCTACTGGACATTCAGAAACGCAATGGTTCGGCATCCGACATCGGATTGATCGAAGAAGTGGGATGCTCCGCCCCGGAAGTAACGCAGCTTGCTTCCGTGGTGGGCTCCAAAACCATCATCAAAACCTATGTGCGCACCGGTATCCCCCGGGCCCGGTTCCGCCCGGCCAATGCTCCCATCGGATACACGTCCTGCACTTACGAATCAAGGAACGTGGAACTGTTTCCCATTTCCTCCATCGTTTTTGTGGATCATATTACGTTGGAAAGCTCTGACGACGGGGAAGCTGCCGTCCTGGCCGATGAAGCTTCCGGTATTACGGAGGGGGTGTTGCTTTCCCTGGGAGCCCAGGGTTTTTACGGAACGAAAATCGACAAGAACGGCTTTCCCGGGCTTCCCGATTTCATTGACGACACGATGATCATCAGCGCGGACAGCTCCAAGGCCGCCGACAATTACGACGGAACGTCCGTATTTGCCGTTGTGGAGGGTCCCAAAGGCGTGCATTGGCGCTGGGGCCGCGACAAGGGAATTACTCTTGGCACGTTCAAGGATGCGCTTATTCCCGGCAAGGATCCGGAAACGGGCGAGCAGGGCGCCATTCCCGGCAAAGCTGCCGATCTGACCGCCTTTGTCGCCCTGGTCAACAACTCCAAGCTGTCCGCCGCACGCCTGAAAAATATCGGCACCGCTGAAGGAACGACGCTGGATGACGATAAATTGGCGGAACTGCTGGCTTTGTTCCCGGCGGGCGTCCGCGTAACGAAATTCATCATGAACCGCATGGCCCTGGAGCAGCTCCGCAAGAGCCGCAAGGTGGTGAGCGTTTCCGTGGACGGCGGCAAGGCGGGAGGGGATTCCTCCGGATCCGCCCCGATTCCGACCCACGCCCACGGCATCCCGATTTTGGTGACGGACTCCATCGTCAACAACGAAAGCGACCTGTCCTCCATCACGGGCATTTCCCACTGGGGCAAGCATGCGCCGAAAAAAGTGAGCAACCGGAAGAACCAATAAAACGGAAAGGAACCTTAGACAGTGAACCCTATCAGACACACCCGCAAGGACGAATTGCTGACGGCCCGGATGAACATGCCGGGCACGGGCAAGACGGCCTATTCCGAAGTGCTGGATGCGGGACAGACGGGCGGCATTGATGAAATGTCCATCGTCATCGAGCACGAAAACCTTCCGTCCCTGGCTGCCGGAAAGAAGATCACGCTGACCCTGGAAGCCTCCGGGGACGGCGATAGCTGGGCCGAGGTGCCGGGGTTCTCCCTGGCTCCCACGGCGGGAGAAGAAGCGGGAGCTCTTGCGAACGGCATCGCCGGACGGGCTCCCTATGGCATGGGACGCTACATCCGGCTCAAGGCTGTGGCAGACGCCGCCAGCGGCGACAATACCGCCGCCAAATGTGAACTCTCCATCCGCGTGTAATCGTCATGGCGCTGGTCCAGATCACGGAAAACACCCTGCGGGCCTTCCTGGCGGACGCCGAAATCGCGGCGTTTGACTCGGCAGGAGCGGAAGGGGATTCCCCGGAACGGGCCGGCGCCCTGATCAGGACGACGTGCAACCTTGTCGCCGGAATCGTTAATTCTTCCGGGAAATATCCCGTCCTGGCGACAGGTCAGGACAGAGTGCCGGAAGAACTGGAACACCCGACGCTTGTCTGGATCCGTCACGCCATGCTGGCCGACTTGCCCGACATGGGCGATCTGGAAGGATCCCCCCGCGCCAAGCAGTACAGCACGGCCGGCGAGATTTTCCGGGCCGTTCGGGAGGGCAGGTTTTATCTTGCCCCCTACGATTCGGAAAGTGACGGCGCAGAGGTGTACGGAGCCGGACAGCCCTATCAGAACTGGTGTGAACTATGAGCGCTTTACCTGCAAGCCCGCGCATCGCCGCGGGGGAAAAAATCTATCGGAAGATCGTGGCTCTGTGTGCCCGTTACAACGGCGGGAAGGATCCCGGCATTGTCATGCGCGGTTGGGACGCCGACCTGAAAACCCTAATTACTCAAAAGCTGTCCAGGCTGGGAATCTGCGTGCTGGTATGTGCCCCTAAACGAAAACCCCTGCAGGAACAGGGCGGCCCGAATGCCGTCATTCTGACGACCAAAATCGTCATTGAAAGCAATCCCCTCCTGAAAAAATCCGACGCAACCGCCGTCCTCGGCTGGGATGCGGACGATCTGTCCGACCTGCTCGCCATCGGGCTTGACGGGCATCGGGAACCGGGCTGGCTCACCTGCATGAAGCTCAAAGTCACAGGCACGGAGTCAAGCCGGGTGCAGATGACCAACAAGGCTGTTACGCTCACCCTTGAACAAACCACCATATTGAAACATGGCAACTAAACCCACCACCGCCGCGGCCCAGGAGGCCGCTACTGCTCCGGCGCCCCGCATCGTCAAATGCCGGGTGGCCGTCAACAAGCTGGAACTCCCTCACGGCATCGCCGCGCGGGGAAAAATCGTCCACATCCCGGAAGACGTGTACAAAGTCCACGCCGACGCCGGGAAAGTGACCTTTATTGACTACGTAAGAAGCTAACAACCATGTCAGAACTCTACAACAAGGAAATGCTGGTCGGCACCTTTCTCGACCTGTGCCCGTTCGGAACGACAGTCACGGCCGAAAGCGGCACGGACACGGTGGACGAGCATTTCAAGCCGGCGAAGGACTCCGACGCCTGGATGATTGCCAACGAAGTCATCGACTACAAAATCACGCCGACCACGGAAGACGACGCCCGCACGGTATTTTCCCGCGACACGACCTCCTATGTGACGCGGAAGAACACCAAAGTGACGGGCAACACCATCGAGATTAACTCCACGGAGGTTAATCCGGTCTGCTGGCAGGTGATTTACCAGTGCGACAGGCTGGAAGCCGGGAAGGAAGTGCAGCCCTTTTCCCGGAACATCTACGGGCAAAAGGTATGGGCGCGCCTCACCAAATACCAGGAAGACAAAAAAGAAATGATGGTCCTGGAAGTCGCGGCGCTGCTCAAGGTGGAAATCCCCACGGAAAACAACAAGCTGATCACGCCGAAATTGACGCTTGAAGTGATACCGTCCTCCCTGAATTCCCTGACGCCCACGGAAGAAATCGCCTTCCCGGCCTCCGCCGGAGCATGACAGCCGGGGCCGCCCCTCTGTTTGCATGGGGAGGGGCGGCCCCTGTTTCCCCCACCATTATTGAGGCATGGACACGACCGTATCTCCCTTTTCCATTACCTTTGACGGGCGCCCCGTCGTGCGCGCCGGGGAATTCCTGCTCGACTCCCTGCCGGAACACGCTTTCCCGGTGCAGTTCGGCACGTCCGCCACGCCGATCATCAACAGCCCGTTCCCCAGGCTGGACGCATTCGGCAACCTGTCCCTGTCCTTCACCATCTCCACCGTGCGGGAATGCGCCTCCCACATGGACGCGTGGAGCGCCTTTTACGAATGGCTCAACGAATGGAAAACGGCGGGGAAGGGGGAATGGACCTGGACCGACGCCTGCGGCCGTGAACAGCGCTTTGAAGCTGTCATCGCCGACGCCGAGCCGAAGGTTCAAGGCCTGCGCCTTATTGTCTCCTACAACTTCACCCTGGGCCGCCCCCTGTGAAAACCCTTGACGTATCTTCCTCCGACTTCCTGGACATGGCCGAAAGCCCGTCCTACAACCGGCTCTCCTTCGGGGGAGCCTCCGTCTCCTTCCGCGCGCCGGTCTCCCGGTTTGCCTCCTGCCCGTTTGAAGAAGGGGAAATAGTGAAAGTCGTCTGGCGCGGGAAAACCCTGCTCATCGGACCGGCCATCGACCTGGAACACTCCCTTGAAGGAACCTCCGAGAGCTGGGACATCAGGATTTGCGATTACTGGTGGAACCTGAGCAACATCCAGTACTTCGTGAACGGCCGCGCCAACGGCATCTTTGCCGAATACCGCCAGGGCACAGGCGGAAGCGGTCAGCAAAAACAGGCGACCGCGAACATCCGGGACGCCCTCTCCGGAGTCCTGGACCACGCCATCAGCACGGCCCTGGTTCCCATCAAATACGACCTCCGGATCGACAAGGATGCCGAAATCATTCCGTTTGCCTACTCGTCGGAAACGTATGCCTCCCTGCTTTCCCAGATCCAGCAATGGCGCCCCAACATGGCCGCGTGGTTTGAATACGGCGCGGACGACTCCGCCACGCTGGTCATTGCCGACCATGCCCATTTGCCGGATGTCGTGCTCGACCTGTCCGCCGTGGACGTAAGCGCCCTGTCCCTCAAGGCGCGCCCCGATCTGGTGCCTCCGGCCGTGGGGCTGACCTGCAACGCTTCCGTGGTCTCCCGGGTTCAGCGCGCGCTGGCCGTCTATCCCTCAGGCGCCTCCCTGTCCCAGCCCTATGTGGTGACGGCGGAAGTGGACGTTCCGGGCGGCGTCAAGGTCTCCGACACTGCCGGGCAATACAGCCCTGCGGAAACGGGCTCGCTGGGTTACGACGCCCCGCGGATGATTGTCCGGGGAGACAAATTCCCGACCGGCACGGCCCAGTGGGCGGCCCGCGTCAAACGCTGGGCTCCGGCCCTGGAGGATTGCGCCGGCCTGGAAGTGGCGGCCAGTCCGAAAATCACGTCCATCACGCCGGCTGACGCGGAACACCGGGGATACAGCAGCGCGGCCATCACCCACGAACTGACCTCCGGCCAGATCAACGGCAGGAGCGCGAGAATCAAATGGGGCAGGGTCCGGGTGGATTTGAGGGTGCGGGCGACGGATCCCCCCGACACGGTGAAGCAATATTTTCCGGAATACGGCGGAAAATCCGGAACCGGGGACCGCTGGATCGGAACATTGACGTTTGAAGTGACCACGACGAATGTCGGCTACGCGTCCTACCGGGTGGACAGGGCAGGGACGGTGGAAAGCGTATCCGCCGACGGCGGAGGCTCCGGAGACGGCGGAACATCGGGCAGCTACGACACCTCCGCACTGTATAAAAATTTCCTGAAATCCTACTACGAAGCCACCCGCGCGCTGCCCTATGACGGATCCGCGACCGTCCACGACGACTTTGACCAGGTCTGCGGGGGGCGCCTCTCCATCACGGGAGGGTTGAAAGAATGGGAAGCCATGCGGTCCGTCATCCAGGAAATATCCCTCGACCTTAAAACGGGAGTTTCCGACGTGACGGTGGGGGCCCCGGAACAGATCTCCCTGCAGGACTCCATCGACCGGAGCCGGCAGCTTGCCGAGGCGCTCCGCCGGACGGCCTGGGCGAACTCGTCCACGTCTTCCGGGGGAGGTTCTTCGGGCGGAGGATCCGGCAGCGGAGGCGGAGGCTCTTCCGGAGCGGACGATGAAGTCCCGGAGCTTCCCAGCGTCGGGCCGTCCGTAAAACTGCTGCAGGCCCAGGAGCCTCCCGCGTGGGGAACAAGCGCTGTTGAGGTGGGATTCCAATGCCGTCTGTCTTACGGGAGCGACGGCGAGGTGTCCGACGCCTACATCCGCCAGGGGAAGGCTATCTTTGCCGGCAACTATATCGGGGGGCTGCTTCCGGAAGGGGATGGCTCCGGGGGATGGGTGAAAAGCCCCGTCACCTCCGGGGAAATCTGGCTCAAGATCCAGCTGGACAAGGACGCGAAATACCTCGGATCCTCTCTGTCCGCCGCGGGCGGCGTTTCCGACCCCGTCAGGCTCGCGGAGGAGGACCGGGAAACCCCTTACGAATATTATTTCCATCTGGCCACCATCGACGACAGCAAGGTGGTGCAGCACCAGGCTGGCACGGTTTATCTCCAAATCCACCCGGGAACCTTCGGCCCCTCCGGAATGTCATGATCAGGATATACACCTTCACCTATGCCGGAGACGCGCAGGAAGCCGTGGCCTGCGTCCGGTGCGCCAGGACGGCTCTTCCGGAGGCGGTAGTTACGGTGGTGGACGACAGCGCCGCCCCGGTGCCCCCGGAGGCCAGGAGGGCTCTTGTAGCGCATGGGGCGCGGTATCGCCGGAGCTCTTTCCCCCGCTGCGGCAACCTGCGCGGCCCGGAGTGCGTCCGGGGAATCATTGCCACGCTGGCCGGGGGGGCGGCGGATGGCGATACCGTCGTCAAGATTGACTCCGACACGGCGCTTCTGTCGGGCGGCTGGGTCAGGGAAATGAAACACAACGGGCTTGCGCTGCACGCCGCCGGATACCGGGTCCCCCGGAACCCGTCCGAACGGTCCGCCTACGGAAATTGCTACGCCCTGAGCGGCCGGGCGGCCAGAATGGCCGCCGAAGCTCTGGAATGCGCCGCTATCCCCCCGCTCGCCCCGGAAGACCTCACCATCTGCCGGGCCGTCATGGATGTCTGCGGCCGGGAGCGTGTCCGGCTTGACGAGCCGTGGACGCCCCGGAACCGGGCCGGGCGGTGGTCCTGGTGGAACTGGGACAGCCGGACGGCGAATCCGGAGGATTATGCCCGCAGCTATGACGTGGTGAGCGTCGGCAATCCCCTGCCTCCCCACGTTCCCAAAAGCGCCCGCCGGGAAGTCATGCTCGCCCTGTGCGACGCCCGTTTGAATCTATGAATGCCCCGGCAATCACGATATGCCCCCCTTCAACTACCCGCTGAAACAACAACAGCCAACCAAATAAAACCAATCAATAAAACCATGTCAGACAGAGACTTGAACATCAACATCAGAACGACTGCCGACACCTCCGGAGCCACTCAAGCCGCCGCATCCCTGGACAGGATACGGGAATCCGGCGAATCCATTTCGCAGACCTCCGGCGTGATGGACCAAATCGCGGATTCCCTTTCCCGTGTCAAAACGGCTGCTGAAGAAACCGGCGACGCCATGAAGGACGGCATGGGCGCGGAATATGAACAAGCCCTGGAAAACGCCAATTCCAAACTTGACCAATACGCCGACGCCCTGACCGCCGCCGGCTCCCGGATGAAAGCCGCCTTCAACGACAACCCGGGATTGACCGGGTTTATTGACGAAGTCACCAACGCCGTGCTGACCTCCGAGGAATTCAGGAAGAAGCTGGAACAGGTGGATGACGTCTTTGAAGTCCTCAACAACAAAATGTCTGATTTGGATCTCGGGGCGAAATGGGGAGATGACCTTGACGAAAACCTTCAACAAATCATTGACGGCTACAACAAGGAAATGGATGCCGCCGACAAGGCCGCGGAAAAGGCGGAAGCCGCGGAGGCCCGGAAGCAGCAGGCCGCCGCCGCCACGGTGGAACGGCTGGAAGCCAACAACCGCCGCGCCACTGCCACCTATGAGGAACTGCAGGCCGAACTGGAATCCTACATTGCCAAACTGGAAGAAGCCCGGAAGGCCGGGGACAACGTAGCCCAGGCGGACGCCCTGAAGAATATCCAGGATCTGGGACGGCGCATCAAGACGGCCGGGGATGCCGGACAACTCACTTCCACGCAGGTCAAGGGGCTGGCGGGGCAGATTACCCTTGCGGCAACGCGCATCCTGGGCATGTCCAGCTCGCTCCGCGGGGCGATCCCGTTCATTCATTTATTCGGAACCACCGTCAAAACGGCGATGGGGCCGCTGGGCTGGGCCATGCTGCTGATCCAGGGGCTGACCGCCGGCATTACCGCCCTGATTGACCACTTCAAGGCTAAAAGCGACGAATTGGAGCGGCAGGCGGAAGAAAAGAAGAAAAACATGGAAAAGCTCATTCAGGAGGCGAATGAGTTGAAAGCCCAATTAAACCATGAAGCGATTTTACAAACAGAGAACGATCTTACTTCAAAAATTGCCAGCAATAGAAAGATCGAGACGGAAGCTTTGCGGGAATCTGTACGGGAGCAGCAGCGCCTGATTGATTTGCAGTCCAAAATCCTTGATGAGCAGGATCGTGCCCGTTTGTTGGATGCCGAGACAGATTTTTATGATGGGAAATATGGGAATCCCAACAGTTCCGAGGCCCGACGAAAACTGGAACGCGTCCAGGAAGGCATACGAATGGATGCCAATGCCAGGCATCGAGCCGAATCGGAGGAAGCGGCTTCGTTCAACGTCAGGAGTGCAGAAGAAGAACTGGCCAAAGCCAGAGAGGCGGCAGAGCAGTTGACGTCTCGCGTAGCGGCTTTCGAAAATTCCGGAATTTTATCATCTAAAGAAAGAACTATTCTTGATGGGCAGATAGGAAAGAAAGAACAGCAGATTATGGAGAATTTACTGTCTGTGGCAAAAACGGCTCGAAATGCCACTGAACGATCAGGCGGTTTTACTGGGCTGGGGCGTATATCTTCGGATGATATGCGAAAATGGATAAAAACGCTTATAGAAAATGGGGGAGATACCTCCAGATTGGATGAAAGCTGGCTGCAGAAAGGCAATGCCATGTTTGGACAGAATTTCCGTTCTGCCCGCCAATTGATGGAAGAGGTGTTGAATGCGGGGAATGGCCGTCAACAGATAGCACAACTGAACGAGCTTAAAAACAGAAGGAAAAGGTCTGATGAAGCATTGATTGACCAGGGGGGAGATTTGAGCACTGATGATTCAAGAAAGAAAGCATACAAAGTTCATGATGAGGCCCTGACAGAAGCGAGGAAAAAGCAGGTGGAGGCTATGGATGTTCAGTATGCGGCGGAAGACAACCTCGAAAAGGCAACACGGGCATTATCTGACCGACGCGCGCTTAATGCGGCTCAGGAACGCAGAGATGAAGCGCAGCAAAGAAACACGGAAGCCAAGCAAAAGAATGCTGTGAAAAAAGAGGAAGAAGACAGGATTCAAAAATTGGCAGAAGTGCAGATGAGAGAACAGCAGGAACAATTGAAGAAAAAAATCCGGGAACAGGAAAAGAAAGAAAAAGAACAGGAACAACAATATAAGGAGTCTCTCAAAAATCCGGATTTATCCCGGCCTGGTCAGAAAAGAGGCGTCAAAGAAGCTCTCAACAAAGTAAGTAAAGAATTGGCTCCGGAAATTCGGAAAGCCATGGCTGACGGCAAAATTAGTACGGAAGAAAGCAAGGATCTTAGTCGTCAATTTATTGAAGCTGTTAAAGCCCAGGGCATCGCCTACAGGGGAAATTTGGAAACGCTCACAAGTTATTTCCAGGAAACTCTGAATATCATTCAGCAGCAGGCAGTAAATGCTGCTGAAGCTCAAAAAACAACTGAAAGTTTGAAAGCCCAGCTTGAGTCAGTGAAAAAGCAGGTGATTACTATCCAGCGACAGAGGAAGAACAGCAGGTGAGATGTGTACAAAAATGGCGATTACGATAAGTAACCGCCATTTTGAAAATGCTTGATAGTTTATTTATGATTCGTATCTGTTTGAAAAGCAAAAAGACAGAAAAGATAGTAAAGCAAAGAGACCTATGATAGCGTATCCTGTAAATTGTGCATTATTTTTGGCAGAATGATGATTTTTGATCAATTCCGTCTTAGCCCTACTAAACCCTTGGCGTTCTTTTTCCCAATTCCTTATAAGTTTGGCTTTTTTCTCTTCTGCTTCATCGAAAGAATTCTGTAATTCTTCCAACGTTTTTTTATGGCTGTCAGCAAGTTTTTTTAGTTCTGGATCTGCATCGTCAATTTCAGCTACAAATTCTTTGGAATCATCTAAATTAGCATTTATCGGTTTATTATGAGGTGAATTTTTATCCATAAAAGCCTCTTCCGCTCTATCCATTTGAACCAGTTCGTTTTCCATATTGGAAATGGATTCCATAAGTTTCTGATTTTGCAGATTAACGGCTCTTGTCAGGGATCGATGTTTCTTGATCATAGCTTCCTTGGCTTCTATGATGGCATAACTTGTCCCTCTTCCTCCTGCTTTGCCCCAAGCAAGACGATCAGAGGCTTGCCTTCTCATTTCATCTTCCCTTTTAGCTATATTATTTCTATCTTCGCTGATTTTATCCGCCAGTTTTTGGTTGTTGGAAGCTATCTGTTCCCTGTGTTCTTTTAACAACTTAGCGATTTCCGCCCTGCGCGTTTTAAAAGTTGCCAGGGTTGTTTTCCATTCTTCCGCAGTCAGTTTCCTTTTGGCTATAGCTGCTTCCAAAGCCGCTTTTTTTCTTCGTAGAGATCTTTCTGCATTTTGCTGGTTTATTTGAGCTTCCCTTTCCCTTTCCTTTTGTAAAGCTGATATCTTTTTTTGGTAAATGTCTTCTTCCAGATTGATAGCATTGGACATTTCATTTATTTCTCTATCCAGTTTATCAGTCAATTTCAGGACTTTTTCTTCAGCTTTTTCATATTCAGCAGCAAGAGATTCACTTTCCAATTCTTGCTGAGTTTCTAGTTTGTTGTTGTACCAAACTGAACCTATAATGGACATAATTGTCATAGTTAAGAGTAAGAAACGCATAATAGTAGTTTTTTGTTAGAACAATTTTAGATACAGAAAATCTACTTGATTCTACAAATATTTCTAGTGATGTTCAAGCAATATTATCCCCCCCCCNGGTGGGATTGGGTGAGGACTGGCAGGCGGTGCAGGTGTGGGCAAGGCTGGGAAAAGATGTCCTGACCCTTGCGGAGGATGGTGCCTATACAATGATTGATGCGGTGTCTTTGACCGTTGAGGCCGTCCATGCGGAGACCAAAGGCCGCAGGATATTTACGGTTTATGACTACCCGGAGTTCATCATTACCGACCCTGGAGCCGTGGCATTTTTTAAATACTTCACAAAGCAAAACCATGAGTAAATTAAGTGACGAGCAAAAGCAGGCCGCCCTTGAGGCGGGGAAGCAGGGCATGAAAGATGCCTACGAAAAAAGCAAAACTAAAACCGGCCTGAAGTGGTGGGAACGCCTTTTGTGGGTAGTCCTGGCAGGTGCTGCCTATGCGGCTTCCGCTCTGCTGGGTGGCTGCGGCCATTCCGTTGACGTGACGCCGAAAAAGACGGTGGTATGCAAGGACGGTTCCTGCCTGGTGCTGGAGCCGGGGCATATCTCCTATTCCCAGGCCCAGCCGGAAACGGACGTTCCGCCCGTCGTTCAATCCCTGAAAAAGTGAAGCCATGACCGGATCTGTTGTCAACGCGGGCCTGCTGGGGGCTAATGCCCTGTCCGTGATTGCGTCCGTCACGTCAGGCAACCCGTTTTTGGAGTACATCCAGAACGGGGCGAGCGTGGCCGCGGTCATGGGAATTTTTCTGTGGCGGGAAATGAAACGGGCGGAACGTTATGAGCGGCTCTATGATGACGAACGCAAAAAACGCATTGATGCGGAAAATAAGTGTTCCGGCTGTGAGTTCGTCCGCAAGGCGCATGAAGAATTTCTGGACAACAGGGACTAGTTCCAACTGTAAAGTTTTTCTTACCAGTTCCAACTATTTAACAATTAAATTATATGATTATCAAAGAATATCAGGAATTCAAACCCGTTCAGCGGGCCCTGGGGCTGAAAGCGGATGGTTTGCCGGGGCCTAAAACGCTGGCCGCCGTAGCTCTGAAATTGCGCTGTCATGAAATATGGTCCGCGGTCCAGGCCGCCGTGAACGTGACGCCTGACGGCATCCCCGGCCCTGCCACGGCCCGCGGCATTGCCGCCGCCCTGGACATTGCCCTGCCCCGGTCCTGGCCTGACCAGGCAACCGTCCGGGCCGGTCTTTCCATTTTTGGGCGGCCAGGGGACGAAAACAACCTTGTTTCTATTGTCCCCCCTTATCCTTTATATTATGAGGGGCGGCCCGTGAAAACGATCCGCGTGCATCAGGCAATCGCCCAGGACGTTCAGGCGGCCCTGGCGGAAGTCCTGGCCGCGTATGGCCTGGACCGGATCCGCGCGCTTCACCTGGACCAGTATGGCGGATCCTACAATGACCGCAGCACGGCCGGAGGCAAAAGCAAGAGCATGCACGCCTGGGGGATTGCCCTGGACTTTGACCCGGAACGGAACAGTTATTCCAGCAAGGCCCCCCATGCCGGGCTTTCCCGCCCGGAGTGTGAAGAATGGTGGCGGATTTGGGAAGCCCATGGGGCCGTTTCCCTGGGGCGGGAACGGAATTATGACTGGATGCACCTTCAGTTTGCCCGGCTGTAAATGCCGGTGTTGTGAATACCGGTAAAAAAGAAAGGCGCCCTCACAAACGGGGGCGCCTTTTTGTTATTTGGTTAAAACGGCTTCCGGATTCCGCTCCAGAATCTCCAAGAGTTTAGCAGCGGCTCCTGATGGGGTACGTTCCCCGCTTTCCCATTTTTTCAGGGTGGATATGGAGGTTCCCAGAAGTGCAGCAAATTCTTTCTGCCCCATTTCCAGGTTCTGGCGCATTTTTGCAACCTTGTTTTTTGCAATCCAATTCCGCCGGGATCCCGGAACAACCACCCGGATCCCCCTGGCGGGAAGATCATCCCCCAGCGCGTCCAGTAAAGCTTCTTCCGCCTGATCCAGTTCGGCATTGACTTCTTCCACGGTTTGACCGCTTACGCAGGGATGAGGGGTAAGCTCCGGGAGTTTCCCCAGATATTTCCCGTCCTCGTCGGACCAGTAAATGATTCTCGTGTAGTGTGCTTTTGTTTTCATCATATGTTCTTTCTAATTTTTTGTCAGGGATGAGAGTGGAGGAAGGGTTATTCACCCTTCCTTTGTTTTTTTGGCTTGCTCTGTCAGGCGTTTCACAGCTTTTTCCTGGTAGTGGTCGGCATCGTCCCCCAGTTGTCCACTAAGGACCCATGACAGGGAACCCAGCTTGAACACCCGGTGGGAGCCTTTACCGGGGAATTCTTTGAAACCCGCTTTCAGAAGGTCTTGCCTTAACTCTCTTCTCTTACGTGGCATGCGCGGATATTGCCACATTGTGTTCTTTTTAGCAAGCGAAAAGTGTACTTTGTGAACATTTTTTTATGTTCATCGTAAAAAAAGCCCCGGCTGGTAGAACAGCCGGGGCCGATTGTTTAGAAGGTGAACATGTGATGTTCGGCAATCAATACGCCCTTACTATGCTCTTTTTGCCGGATTTGTCAAGCGGGCGTTTGTCATGCTGGCGGTCTGGGGCGCGGCTAATAAGGCCGCTTTTTTATCATCATCAGGATATTTGGAACGTATATTTTTTACTGCGCTTCTTCCCGCGGGAATCCCATTTGACGGTGCGGCCGTCATTTAATTTGAATGTCTTACCTCCGTAGGTTGAATTAAGAAGGAAGGAAAAGCGTTTGTTGGATGCCTGGGTGAGTTTGTAACGGGGTATCTTGCTTTCATGCCCGTTTTCGTCCGTTTCCGTCACGTATTCCGTACGTGCGTCAATAAGAGATTCAAACGAATTGCGTTCAATGCAGATTTCTATGATTTCGTCCCACTTGATTTCTCCGTATGTTTCACCGGGCTTCAGGCGTGCCGCCGCCGTTTGAACCAAGTCGCGCATGTCCTGAAGGTTTTGGTCTCCGCCTCCGTATATTTCATCAGGCCGTTCCCCGAACGGATCGCCAATGCCAAGCAGGGAGACAATGCCCGCAATAATGGATGATGTGCGTTGAAACCCTGCTCTTGTTTTGTCCGGCATGGGCCGTTTTTGCTCTATCCAGTTGCGAACAAACGCATGCAGGCAGGCCAGCAGTTCCGCCCGGTTGCCGGAATCCTGGATGGTTTCAAGGTCAATGACGCGCTGAACCGTCCGGTCCTGTGGATTGGATTCCGTTAAATTCAGGTCGCATATCAGCAGGCGGGAAGCAAGGTCTGTGTTCCATTCCAAACTATTTCCGGTGATGAATACTGTGGCGCAGTTTTGTTTGGTAACGAGGGATTGCGTATGAAATGGGCGGATGTCTTGGGAGACAGAAGAAATGAAGGATTCCAAGCAGGTAGATTGCAGCTTGCCGCGCAGGTTGTCAAAATAGACGTAGGGCGCGCGGGTGTTAAGGATGGTGTTCAAGACGCCCTGAAGCTTCTCGTCGTCATAATACCATGGATGTTTGGCGTTATTGTTGTACGTGATGCCGGTGGCTAGGTCAGCCAATAGAGATTTGCCGGATCGCTGGGAATTGGAAGTATAGACATAGCCAAGACGCGGCGAAGACAGGGGGAGCATGGCGGAAGCGTACAGGGCGACGCAGGCGCAGGTGTGGACCGCAAATGAGCGGGATGTGGCGGATGTGGCCCGCTCCTGAAGGTCAGAGGAAGACCAATCCAGAAAGGGGAATTCCTTGTGCCAGTTGCGCCAGATAAGCAAGGCTTGCTCCAGCGGCATTTCCGTATCGTAGTCCACGGCGGTTTTCAGGGTGTAAATCTTACTTTCCGGATCATAGCCGCGCTGGTTAAGGTGGTAGGTGCCATTAGGGAGCATGGCCGGAGTGATTTGGTCGTGGATTTTGATCAATTCCGGGATGGCCGTGAGGAATTCCATTGATGAAAGGGTGAGCTTTGCCAGCGGTTCCTTCATGGGTTGGTAAACGAGCGTTGAATCATCTTTGGAGCGGAAAGCGCACGGGCAGATATATTTTTCCGCGGCGGAAATGAAATTGTTGGGGTTAAGGTACACGGTTTTGCCGTCGTCTGTGATATACACAGGAGAGCCGGCCAGATTATAAATAGGGGCATTGGCGCGTTGGAGGGCTATGGCAACGCGTTCGCACCATTGGGGGGTTGTCGTGCCATTTTTGGAGGGCATGGCAACTTTGATTCTTCCGTCCGGCGTAAGGTCGTCTCCGGCAGGGGCCGGTCCTGGTTGCTCCAGACCGGCCAGAAATTGCTGCAGATCCGCTCCGGAGGCGTTGGTTAGCAAATTTTGTAATTTGAGAATAAGTTCTTGGGGGGAAGTCATTTTTTGGGAGGGAGTAAGGGGGTGAGAGATTGGAGGGCAGCATTGAGGCCGTAGGTGGTGCAGGCTGCGGCGGCTTGCTGGATCAAGGGCACCGACCATTCATCCGGCCGGGCAACGATTTCCGCGGCGCGGGTTGTCCAGTCCTGTTCTACGTTGCGGAGCGGAGTGGCGTAGAGTAAGGGGCGCAGGGTAGGGCGCGGGTTGAAATACAAAAGTTCCTGAAGTTTTTCCTGGCCGTTTACGGTGCGATAACAGCCGGGCAGCCGCGGCATGACAAGATGATTTGTGAGGGCCTGGATGTCTGCGCCAATGAGGGCTAAGGCGGGCTTTATCTGGTCCACATACCCGCGCCATTCTTCGTGTGTGGCTGCTTCCAGGCGGAAGAGTACATGCAGAGATCGGGATCCGGAGAAGGTGATGGAGACAATGGGGAGGGGTAGAGTAATGAGTGCCTGGAGCCATTGCTTCACGTCGTCCATTTGATCTGATTCCAGCAAGGCATGACGCCAGGTGAGGACGCATTCTGAAGAGCGGCGGCTTTTTTTCCCGTCCCTGACGCGGAAAAATCCGTCCACGGGCTGCCCTAGGAAGATAATGCCGTCCGGCGCGGCCGTGGGAATGTGTTTGGCCTGGTCTGGCCAGAGGCATTGACCTTGCGTTTTTCGGTCGGCAAAAATGATTGTTTTTTCACCGCGTGCCGTATCAAACAGGGCGCGTAAATACAGATCCGGCGTAACTATGGCCGGATCTGTGGCGGAGATGTTGGCGAGGAAATAGCGGGATAATACTGGAGCCCCTTTTTCCGCCAGGGTGGCAATGACGGAAGAATCAAGCTGCGGGACTGGCGGCGGCCCTGTGGGGGCCTTGGGTGGCGGGTTGTATTTGGCTGGTCCCTTGGCTATGCGTTTAGAGGGGGGCAAGGTAGTCGGTTCCGGTTTTTTGCGTCCTTGGGATTTGTCGGTGCCGTAGTTACCCTTGGGGCGGCGCGCCGCGTCTTCCAACTTGCGCCGGAGTTCCTTTTCATTCCAAGGCGGTTCGCACCGGGCGTTAAATGATAACAGGATAGGCCAGGCTTCATCCAAAGATAGATTGTAGTCGTTTACAAGGATGCGGCATGCGCGGAAGGTTGCCGCATGGCCGCCAGAACCGGAAACAGCCGGTTCCAGGGTATCAATATGTTTTTGTGCGCGGGTGATGGCGTCCATGGTCAAAGGTCAAGATTGAGTTCCGGGTGTTTGCGTGTGCGGTGGGCGGGGGTGTCCTGCTTCTTTTTCCTGCGACGTTTCTTTTGGGCCTTCCGGCTGGTCCAGGAAACTTGTGCGAGCTTGTGCAGGGCGGTTTTACCGTATTTGTCGATAAGAGCTTGAGCTTGGGCGGGTGTTAAGGAGTCCAGGAAAGCGTTGCAGGCATGCGCCCGCATGGATGATGCGCTGATTGTGTCGCTGGTCAGCAGAGCGAGATCGGAATGAGACAAGTTTTTTACTGATTCCGGGCAGTATAGTTTGGCGAGTTTGTAAACATTCCGGGTGACGCGTTGCGGGTGGTAGCCGTTACGGAAGATGATAGTGAAAATTCCGATAAGGATATGTAGGCGGGCGTCCGCTATTTCTTCTTTCACCACGTCAAGCTGATGATGATTCAAACCGCATTCATAGAGTTCTTTTGAGAGTTCAGGGAGGATGGGAGCGGCATCAAAAGGCGCATTCCATTGTTCCTGCGTTTCGCCGTAGGCGTGCAGCAGGTAGTCCAGCCAATCGCCGTAAACGTGTATAACAGAGGGGCTGGAACTCAT